CGGCGGCCGCCGGTATATTCGTGCAGAACGGTCGTTTCGAGAACATCATGATAGGCCCGGGATGTACCGGTCTTGACAACTTCGCCGAGTACGACAAGTTGATTAACGATATAAACAAGGCGGTGTCCAAGAGCGTTGACATCATGCCTGACCCCGCCCCCGCCTTCATCACCGACAAGGACGGTAACACGACCCCGGACGAGATCACGATACGGGTATCCGAGAACAACTTCAACTCCGATCTCGGCGGTTACCGCAGGTGGTACTACCTTTCAAGCGACGGTTTCAAGGAGATAGAGGGGGAGAACCAGAAGACACTGGTTATCACCCGAGACAAGGAGTGGTGGGCTGGCAAAAGCACTTTATCCGTCATGTACGAGGTGGAACTGGACGGGGAGAAGTACTCCGACGTGGCGTCTCTTATCAAGGTGTCTGACGGTATCAACGGGGCCGGCGGTTACATCGCCGTGCTGGATAACCCGTACGTGGGTATAGCGTCCGATTACAACGGGCAGATCAAGGACGGCCAGCTCGGCGAGAACGGGCGTGCCAAGACGGGTGTCGTGGCTTACGCCGGTACAACTTTACTATCCCCCAACCCTAACCCGGGCAAGGGCCAGTACAAGCTATCCATAAAGAAGGTGTCAGGTTGTACCGCAGCCCTCACGCAGGCGGGAGGGGAGATGTACATACTCGACATGTTCCAGGACATGGCTTCCGTTACCCTCACCGTTAACTTCGAGGGAGCGGGTATCACGATGGACCTCGTTTTCAATTGCAGCAAGACTTTCGACGGCGCTTTAAGCTCCGAGGAGATAAAAGGTGAACCGGGGGAGGCGGCTTACTCGCTGGACCTCGATAACGACGTCTGCATAGTTTCCACCCAGCCTGACGGTAGCGGTGGTTACTGGGGTGATAACGCCAAGACGACCGCCATGGTGACGAAGGGGGGAAAGGACATCAGCTCCAAGTACAACTTCTCGACCGAGGCCAACCCTGACACGATAGATTACCTCGCCACCAACAACGGGAAGACCGTGCAGGTGAAGGGCATGGAAGAGGATGACGGTTTCATCCTGTTCACCTGCATGCCCAAGAACACCATGGACCCGGACACGATAAACGCCCCCACCTTGCAGAAGAGGTTCAATATCTCGAAGAACAAGCAAGGGGAACAGGGTCAACGTGGACCCGGCGGTTACGTGTGGATCGTTTACGCCGATGACGAGGCCGGTACGGGCATATCGCTCACCCCGGAAGGTAAGAAATACATAGGGTTGGCTCACGACAAGGAAGTGCCTAACCCGCCCCTGCCTCTTAACCCTGCTGATTACCAGTTCTCGCTGCTGACGGGGGAGGGAGTACCGGGACCCCCGGGAAGTGACCGTTTCATATGGATCAAGTTCTCTACCACCCACCCGATCACGTCACTGTCACAGGTGACCAACGACGGCTCGGCGGAAGGGCTTCGATTCATCGGGTTCTCTTACAATCAAGTGAACCAGGAGGAAGACACCTTCCCCCCGGGAGAGGAACAGACCATTGACGTGGCTTACTACAACCGTGAGTACGAGTGGTCAGAGTACAAGGGAAAGGACGGTATAGGCTTGCAAGTGCAATACTCTAAAGATGGTAACTCAAACTGGCACTACCCGTTCCGTGTGGATGACATCTTCATGAGACAGAAGATGGATGACGGCGTTACGTGGTCAGACCCCATGAGGATCGTGGGTGAAGCCGGGCAGGACGGTACATACGTTGACTACCAGTTCGCCAAGAATACCTCGATGGAGACACCCCCTACCTCGGGATGGCAAGACGCCCCTCCCAAGACTAGCGGTAACGAGTTCCTGTGGATGAGAAAGGGAACGGTTGAACCTCCCGCCACGGAAGTTCCGGCTGACGGGTGGAGTACCCCTGTCGTGCTTACAGGGCCGTCAGGAGCCTCTTACTGGATCGTCCCGGACACGAGGTTCATCAACATGCTGAACGGGTCTCCTAACCCCCCTAAAGTGCGTTTCACGGCAAAACGTGGATCGGTAGCCGACGGGGTGACGGGGTGGTCGCTCGGTTACTGGCGAACCGCTTACTCTAAAGACAATCAAAAGACCTGGACCACGATAAAGTCGTGGACTTCACAGGTACCTTACATAGACGTTGACATCGACCCGTCGTGGACGAACCTCAGGGCGGAGCTTTACTTCGACCAGGGTTTCGTTAATATCTGCGACAGCGAGGTCGTGTTGATACAGGACGTTTCCGGGATACCTGGAGAGTCCAACTACGTTATAGACCTTGACAACGAGGTGGGTTCAACGAACACCTACTCTGACGGTAGCGGTGGTTACTACGGTAACAACATGCTGACTAGACTGCGGGTGTTCTACGGGACCGAGAACGTGACGAGCCAAGCCACGGTAACCGTGTCCGCCGACTCGGGTATCACGTTCACGAGAACCAACAATTCCGAGTACGTTCAAGTTCAGGTAACCGGTTTCACCGGGTCTAACATGACCGGTTCGGTTATCTTCAACGTGTCTAGCGCTAGCGGCGCCTTCCCCTCCATCCAGAAGATGTTCAAGGTTATCCGTGTCCCTCAAGGTGAACGTGGACCGGAGGGTGATTCCATATCGGTTCAATTCTCCGTTAACGGGACGTCCGGGTGGCATTACCCGTTCGTGGAGGGAGACATCTACGTGAGACAGAAGGTGGGTAGTGACGCTTGGTCTGACGCCATTCGTGTCGTTGGAGAGCAAGGGCAGCCCGGCAAGGACGGGGAATCCGGTGGTTACACCGAGTTCCAGTTCTCTATCGGCAAATCTAGGACTAGCCATTCGGATATAGCGGAAAGCTCGTGGACTGACGGCCCGCAAAGCACTACGGTAGAGAAGCCTTTCGCTTGGATGCGTAGCAGGACCGTTGACAAGTTCGGCTCGGTGTCCGGGTGGACTTACGGGTCTTACGGCGCCCCCGGTAACGACGGTGCTGACGGTTTACCCGGCACGGCTTACTGGCTATCCACCGATTGTTCTAGCGCTTCGATTCGTGATGATAGCGCCAATCCTGCCACCGTGACCGCTACCGCCCACAAGGGTGAGGGAGGGGTAGGTGTTACCGATTACTCTTGTTACTGGTACGTGGCCGTGTCTTACGACTACATGAAGAACTGGACGGTTATAAAATCTGCCGGTGGTTCTGCAACCACGAAGTACACGTACACGCTGGCGAAAAGTTCAACGAAAGGTTGGCCTACCAACATTCGTTTCTCCGCCTTTTTCGATCCCGACGGTACCAAGATGATAGACACGGAGGACGTTCCAGTTATCAACAACGACCTTAACGACGTGACGACCCTCGACTACCTCAAGCACGCCTTGCAACAGAAGACGGAAATAGATGGAGGTTTAATATCAACCACGTACATCAAGGTTGGTTATTCCCCCTCCCTCCGTGACGGTAGTTCCGTTCCTGACGAGATACCCAGTGACTGGGTAGAGACGGGTGGCATGTACGGTGGTTCAACCCTAGCTCCCGGTCAAGGTGACGTGTGGACGATAAGACAGTTCAGGAACCGTGTACCTAGATTTTATAGCGGGGGAGATTTTGAAAAGGCAAAAGAAGCGTTGAAATACGCCACCACCCAGCTCGGGGCTGACAACTACGATCCCCCCGCCGACAAGGTAACGTTCGCCGTGAGTGACTCGGGTATATTGTACGCCCAGAACGCCTTCATCGAGGGTACGGTTATGGCTAGTGGGGGGAAGATAGGCAACCTTACCATAGATTCTGACGGTTTGGCTTACAATCAAGTTACAGAGAACGGGAAAACGTATTACAAGTCAAAATTGTACAATGGAGGTCTTGTATATCGTGAAAATTGGAACGCAACGGATAGCGACTGGGATAGACAAATAGCGATCGGGACATCGGTTATCCCATCCTCTGCCGGAATTAGTCCAATGTTGTACGGTAAAGTTAAACAGAGGGGTAGTTACGATACCACCACTTTCATGTACTTGTCTATCACGGGTGGAACTAGGAATTTTTCAGTTAATTCAGGTCCTCAAGCTATTAGAGTACAAGAAGGAGATATTCATATTAATAAAGGGTATGTAACTTACAGTGGTAATTCCTATTCTTATTATTCTGGTATAAACGGTTATGGTGATGTCAGGATAGGTAACGGATGGGTTGATATAGGTCCTGATCCTAATTTTAGTGGCGCTACAAGAACGGAGCCGGGAGGTATTAACTTGGCGTCGCAAAGAGCAGCGTTAATTTTTAACGGTTTACGAAGACATTCCTTTAGTTCAGATAGACAACAAATAAGTATTGGAACTGATAACAACATGGTTGTCTTGTATGGTGGTGGATCTAACAAGATTGTTAATATAGAATCTAGGTTAGCGATAGGATCATGGTTTTTTATCATGTCATGGGCGGACGAGAAATTCTGGATATACGCCCCGTGGTCTTCAGGAGAGTATTTCATAATTGATGACTTGTATTATAAAGGAGTTTCTTCTGCCGGTCATGATATAGTATTTGTTATAAAAGTTGATTCGAATAAATGGATAGCGTCTCAAATGCCTAAAAACTGGCTTTCTTTTGAAGAAAGAGTTTAGTTATTATTAATATATTAAATTTACATTGAAATGAAAATTAAATTGACTATTTTAGACCGCATGATGTTGTTATCAAACGTCATTGAATCTTTTAATTCACAGAACGGAACGAAAAAAGAAATCGTGATGTGTCAATCCGCCTCCCTCGCCCTAGGGTTGTCGCCAAAGGATTACGAGGAGTTCGAGATCACTTCTGACGAGAAGAAGGGAACCGTGTCATGGAACAAGAAGGGTCAAGAACCTAGAGATTACGAGTTACATCACATGGTGGTAAGTTTCATCTGTGACGAGATCGTGAAGAAAATGCAAGGTAACAGCCTTAACGGTCCTGTAATGTCATTGTTCGATCGTTTCATGACCATGATCGTCGAGAACCCGGAGAAAGGATTGCTTGACCCGGAGACCTTGAAGAAAGTGGAAAAGGAACACGAGGAACTGGAAGACTTGTATAAAACGTTTAACCCGGCCCCCGTCGAGGAAGAATCCAAGGAAGAATCTAAACCGAAAGGGCGGCCAAGAAAGAACTAGAAAAAATGTCAAAGAAGATTACCCTAGAGAACGTGGATTCATCGGAGTTACCGGAGGTCCCGGTGATCGGGGAAGTCAAGCAGATAAGGTTCACGCAAGACATGGAGTTGGTCAGCACGCTGGCTGACTCCGACTTGTTTATGATACAAGCTGGCGCCGACCTTGAAGCTAGACCGAACACGATCACGTTTGATTTAATAATAAAGAATTTATCCGGTCCCATAGAGGAGGGAAGTGAAAAGTTCGTTACCGGTGACATGATGTTCAAGGTTATCGGGGACATGAATCTTCTTGACACGTGGGACAATACCAACTTGGTTAGTTCATTGAACGCCACGTTCGTTAACGTGAGAAGGATAGAGGAAGAGTTACGCAGGGAGATTAACAGGTCCACTGGAAAGGATGACCTGCATGACACGCAGATAGCTAACCTTCGTCAAGACCTCACCTCCACCAACGAGATGTTGAATCAAGAGATCAACAGGTCGGTGGCTAAAGACAAGGAGCATGACGAGTTACTGGAAGGGTTGCGTGATGACGTGGATTCCACTAGCTCCAAGCTAGACGCGGAGATCAACAGGTCAACGACCAAGGACGCCGAGCATGACACCTTGCTCAAGGGGTTACGAGTGGACGTTAACGCTAACAAGAGCGCCATAGACTCGGAGGTTGCCAGATCGACAGCCCGGGACGAGGCTCATGACGCCGCCATATCAAAGAACGCTAGCGACATCGCCACCGAATCCAGCAGGGCGAAAGCGGAAGAGGCGAAGATACGGCAGGAGATGCAATCCGCCGACACTAACCTTCAAAACGCCATAACCGCCGAGACCGAGCGAGCCACGGGCGTCGAGGAAGACCTGCAACGACAGATAACGGACCTTTCAGGATCAACGGACGACAGGCTCGAAGCGCTAGAGGCGTTGTCCCACGAGCAAAACACGGACACGGGTACCACGAGCAAGACGTTCGTTATAGACTCCGGTAACACGGGAGCCATGTTGAAAGCGGAAGGTGGGGGATTGTCTACCCGCACCAAGGGAGACGCCGGTTACGCTAACTTTACCGTGCAGAACCTAGTGATAAAAGGTGACGTCACTCAAGAGGGAGACACTTTCATAACTCAAGCGGAGAGGGTTGAAGTGCGTGATAACATGATCCTGATTAACGAGGGAGAGACAGGTGCCGGCGTGACTGCCGGTTTCGCCGGTATAGAGGTAGATCGTGGAACGGAACAGAACTTCATGTTCGGGTTCAACGAGTCGGACGGGATGTTCAAGATCGGGAAAGAAGGGAACATGTTCGACGTGGCACTTAGACAGCCGGTGGTGGACATGATTGACGGGATGTTCGCCTCGTGGGACGCCGCCACCAAGACGTTCAAGACCACTAACCTGATACCGTATAACAAATCGTTAGATTTCAAATTTGATCCGGAAATCGCTGACGCTACCCTCAAAATGAAGTTCATGGAAGCCGGGTTAGCATTATCCATGAGTGGCGATGATTCCATCTTGGCGTTATTACCGGGTATACCACAGGATGAAGTCAAGTATTCCTTAATTTCAACTAACACGAATGGTATAATACTTGGAGATTCTAGTGGTTCTAATGACAAGTTTATTCTTGATATAAAAAAACCGTCATTCATTAGTCCCGTCCTTGATAAAAATGTTATCATAGGTGGTAAGAATGCTTATTTCTCGTATTATAGTCACCTCGCGGGGAGTCCAAACACTATAATCGCTTCTTGTGGAGTTGAAGCACCTTCTTTTTATCGTGCGTCAGACAATGCCGAGGTGTTGTACTCTCTTGATCAAGCGAGACTAACCGATGGAATGTTCCTGTCGTGGGATGCTGCCAACAAGATGGTGGTAACCACGAATGTAATTCCCCCCACCCTCCAATTGTATTTTAAAGACAATAACACGAGTATTAAGTACTCGACTGCCAATAACGGGTCGTTAGCATTCATGACAATGGGGAAGGGATGGAGAGTGTTCACGAACGACACTTTTACGCAATTTTCATCTGATGCTAACAAGTTTTACTTTATTGGAGATATTAACGTTTCAACTGGTAATATTTACACGAATTTAACAGGGTTAAGATTATCTGCAAAAACAGCATCCGTCATGATCCGTGATGGTGGGTCTGTATTGAACACCCCCCTCACCTCTACCACGTACTACCGTTCTTCTGACGATTCGGAGGTCTTGTATCAAGCTGACCTCAAGAGCGTGTTAACCGGCAAGGAAACTAACTACGCCCCCACCGTCAAGGCCGTGTCAGATGCCATAGACTCTGTTAATACTGGAACCACCGAATCACTCAAGGGATACTTGAAGTTGAGTGGTGGAACAATGACCGGTTCTATAAGAATTGTTGACTCAGGTAATTCAGATGTTTTACAAGGTATATATAATAATGATGGAACCAAAGCGTTACTATTCACTTATTTAAAAGGATCAGAAAGTAGGTGGGGGGTGGGTTCTAAAGATTTAGTTGGTATTATTCGGTCAAACGTGTCTGATTTAATTCACTTGGTAAATAATAATAATACCTTGACTGAATATCCAATATATGATAAACGCAACCTCCCCGACCCCGCCACCAAGTCAGGGAATAATGCTTTCACTGGAACGAATTCGTTTGTCGCCAACAAGTTCTCTGTTGGTAATTTTAGAGTAGATTCAAATAGTAACCTTGGAGTAAATACTCCATATAGAGAAGGTCTGGAAGGATTGTCAAGGTCATTGTATTTCAAATACAATGACCTTGAAGATACGAAAGTGTCTTTTGGTTCGGTGAGTTCATCTACTGTTGCTAATTACGCATATATTGGAATTGGAAGTGTTAGGCATGATAATGCACAATACAAGTTTCGTACAGAATCCCTAGATTTAAATACAATATTTAGAATTGATTTTGGTGACGCATCAGCTATTTCAGCTGATAAATCAACTATTATTTTTGGTAGTAATAGACGTGGCTGTTATGTTAGATCAAATGATACTGATTTAGTACATATCAAGAATAGTAATAGTTACAAGATATGGGACGCTAGCAACCTCCCCACCCCCGCTTCCACCTCTGACATACCGGACGTGTCTGACATGGCCAAGAAGAGCGAGGCTAACACCTTCACCGCTCAAAACACCTTCACTGCCGGACAGTTCAACGTGGGCCCATTTGAAGTGTCAAGTACTGGCCAATTATTGGTAAATATAACAACATCAGGTGGATGGGAAAGATCAATCACGTTTAAAGCCAATAGTGATAATGCTACTAGTATTCGGATCGGTGGTCATGGAATCGGTAGTACTTCAAACTTTGCATGGATTGGAGTAGGAGACGTGGAATATGATACCGCTCAATACAGGTTTTACGGTACGTCAATGAAAGTTCCTTCAGTATGGTCACTAGATGATGCAGATGGAAATTCCTTGATTTGGACACAAAGTACTCAGTTAGCACATATTGGTCGTGCAACAGGAACTACCAAGATAAGAAGTGGCGCAGTAGATTTGATTCACACCAAGGGAGCAACTGATTACAAGATACTAGATGAATCCAACTACTCTCAATACTTGCCAACCAACAACAAGTGGACATATGGATTTGTTAATACTTATATTGAAGGATCTAATGCTGATTTCAATACTTTGTTTGCAGGTCCAGATTCTCCTAAAATATTATTTAATTACTATCGTCCAATTGGTAATAATACTAACGCCCCCACCGGAATGTCATATGGTGCCGTTTTACAAATAGATGGCAATTATAATTCCGTTTATAATAATGTAGTACTTCGACCTCAACTCGCCTTTGATATTAATCATAATGTTGAAAATGGAACTCGTTATATGTGGTTCAGAACCGCCAATAACCTAGGGTATGGTGATTCATCCAATTGGAAGAGAGTAGTGACCGCGGACGAGAACGTGGCTGTGCTGGTGATGGATGCGAACACGTATCCATCTATCGCCAGAATAGATGGGACTACCTACAATTGGCTTAGGACGCCAGCCCAAGGACTATTGCCTAACACTCAAGCAACTCTTGATTCGGGTGGCACCTCATACCTTGGCACCAATGACTGGTCATTTGGTTACGCATCAATACACACCATATACTCTAAAAGGTATATGTTCGGTAATACAGGTGTTGATTTTAGATTAGACACTAATAACAAGATAGCCGCCACCATTTCGGGATCGGCACGAGGGATAGAGATAGGTGATTTGCTTGTTTCCAGTAATTACGGTGAGGATGCGGCAAAAGTACCTACCAACGGTATATTCGCATCAGGTATTATTAAATCATATTCTGGGTTTTCATCTGATTCTAGAATAAATAATCTTAATATTAGTAAAGCATCAAATGATGCTTTACTAATTTCATCATTTGCTGGAGAAAATGTAATTAATAAACCGGGGGTCGACCCTGTGAGTGGACAGTCAGTTGGTGATGGAGTAGCTCTTACCTATTTCTGGGACGGAGATTATGCATTTCAATTAGTTGGGGATATTGATGGTACAGGAATGGCGTATAGAAAATACACTCCTTCTACTGGAAATTCTACTGATTGGAAGTTCCTAGCTGATACTAAATGGGTTAATACTAAACTAGGTGGATATTTACCTTTGACAGGGGGAACATTAACTGGAATTTTAAATCTAATTACAGAAAAATCATATCCTTTATTTTTAGATAATACCAATGAATCTAGCTCAGAGGTTGGTTTATCTCTTAAATTAAGGGGAAAAATCAATGGTTACGTCGGATGCAATTCGACAATTGGGACCTTCATACAAAATTATACAGGTAGTATTCTTTGTGTTAAAGATAATGGAGCTTATTATGGAACCACCCCCAATATATTAGTCAAGCTACTCACCTCCACCGATCTGTCAGGGTACGCCACGCAAACGTGGGCTAACAGTAAATTTGCCCCATTATCAACATTTAAAATATTGAGTGGTTACCCGGCCATAGTTAATGTTGGTAACGAGTTTATATTAACATCTAATCAAAGTGGTATGTATGTTAATTATAGAACTCCTAGCGATACAATAATACCAACTACATGGTATTGGAAAAACGGTACATCTACTGGATACGCTAATGGATATTGGGGAAACCTGTACATGGTGGAAAAACTTGTTGCTACCCAAGAATGGGTATCTGGTAGAGGCTACTTGACAAGTATCACCAAATCAATGGTGACTTCGGCTCTAGGGTACACCCCCCCCACCACCAACACCACCTACTCTCAGGCTACATCTTCAACGCTAGGTTTGGTGAAGATAGGTGCTACCGGTTTGGCGGCTAAGAACTACGCTGTACAGCTTAATTCTAGCGGTCAAATGTACGTGGCGGTACCGTGGACGGATACTAACTCCACTTACAGTGCCGCCACTTCATCAACTTACGGTCTTGTCAAGATCGGCGCCACGGGACTAGCGTCTAAAAACTACGCTGTCCAGTTGAATTCTTCCGGGCAGATGTACGTTTCCGTTCCTTGGACAGACACCGACACGAACACTCATTACACGACTAAATTGTACACCGGTGCTTCGGGTACGGCTGCCAACTCGGCTATATCTAACCCTTACTTGAAGGTGACTGATGACAACACTTACCGTAATCAGGTAAGGTTCATTGGAGCCGGTGCCACTTCTATATCAAGTGACGCTTCAGGTAACATTACCATAACATCAACGAACACGACGTACGGACTAGCGACTGCATCGTCTAACGGGTTGATGTCATCATCCCAGTACACGAAGTTAAGTAACTGTATAGAGACCGTTTCGGCAACTAACATGGTAACGTCGGTTCAGGTGGTTGACACGATACCGGCGACATCATCACAGGTTACAGGTAGGTTGTATTTGAAATTCGCATAACATGGCAATAGAACTAGGGAAAGTAGGAAAGCTCGTGGAGGGAGCCTTGAACGGCAAGAAATTACAAGAAGCGTGGTTAAACGGCAAGAAAATATGGCCAGTGGCAGGTATAAGCACTATTCTAAAATTGAAACCCACGGTATACCTCCCGTTAGGTGGAGACATTGATGATTACTCCGGGAACGGTAATAACCCGGTTGATCACGCTGGGAATATATCTTATTACATGATCGGGTTTAACGGTTCCCCCTGCTTGGACTTGTCTGGTGGGGGGGTAGCCCTTCGTTTACCGGACGTGGTAAAGGGAACGCGATCATTCACCATATCCGTGTGCGCGTATAGTCGCGCGGAAGCTAACACGACTTATGATGGGATCATGGGTGGTGTTATACATGGTAATGGAACGATGGGTCTTGGATACGCTATGGGTCTTGATTCCCCGGGAACCCCCATGGATAAAGTGATGAGGTTCCAAGTGTACAATGGAGCGTCAAATCAAGTATGTAAAGCCACTGTTACAAACTGGATGGTGGACGGGTGGAATCATTTGATAGTCGTGTTCGACTGGCCTTCAAAAACTTTTGACTTTTATTTAAACGGTAAAAAATATGGCTTAATGTCCCCTTCTGACCATCCCCTTAATGGACCTGTCGATTACGGTAGTACTGGCGTGATGGGGTGGGATGGGAACATATGGCTTGGTAGGGCTTTCCACAACACGACAGAACCCCTTGACTGGTGGGCCGGTTGCTTGCAAGAGTACTCGTATTTTAACAGGGCGCTTGCCGGGATGGAGCTTCAATTATTGCACAGGGCGTACAAGGGGAATATGATCGTAAGCTCGTCTAAATCGCCATCAATAGATTCGTGGGGTAGTATCAAACCTTACGTGTGTACCGGTGGTACTGGAACAACGATAAACAAGATAGTTCCTAACATGGTTGAAGCGTCTACAACGAACAAGTTAACAATAAGTAAAGCGAATAGCTCGTGCTTATATTTAAGTAGGTCCATGTCAAAAGACGTGGGTGTTACTGATGATTTGGGGGGGTACGATTTAGTGGCCACGGGAGCCATAAGTGGTACTAATATTCCGATTGCATTGGGTGATTGGCATAAAAATATTGTTAATAATCTTGATGGGAGTGGTTGTTATATTCCACTCAATCTAAATTTAATTCCACCGAATGTTGATGCAACTTTTACCTTTACATTTCAAGGGGTTACTCAAACATTCGGTGCTACGATAAAGGCTTAATTATTTAATTATTATGTACATGACAAAAATTTACTACAACAACTGGTTGGCGAGGTTGATACTTTTCAAGGGGTATTCAACCATAACGCTAGGCCCTTTCATATTAACGAAAATGAAAGAAGGGCAGTTGCCTGATTACGCCATTAACGAGGAACGTATTCACGTTCGTCAATGGAAAGATTGTTTCACGATGGGTATGATAATCGCTTATTTCGCTAGTTTTCTTTTCAGCGCCCCCTACCACTGGTACGCGTTCTTGCCGTTCCTCTTGCCTTTCACGTTGTACTACATCATGTACCTCGTCGAGTGGTTAATATCGTTCATTCACCACGTTATAAAAGACAAGGGGAAAGAGGTTGGAGAATCCAACAGAAAGGCTTACTACGCCTCGTCGATGGAGATGGAGGCTAAAGAGAACCGTGATAACATGGATTACTTGAGAACTAGGCCTTTCGGTGCCTTTTTTAGATACTACGGAAGAATTTAATTCGTATATTTGTGTTATGGAACGAGTAATCAAACATATAAGAAAAGAGTTCTTCGACGATGCCACGGTTGGTAGGATCGAGATTGAAGGCGAGGACTTCTGCTGGGTGCTTGAAGACGCCGTGAGGGAAACCAAGATACCCGGCAAGACGGCCATCCCCGCCCACAAGTACAAGGTTGCCATAACTTACAGCCCGAAGTACGAGAGAGACATGATCTTGTTATACAACACGCCGGGACAAACCGTTGACGTTAACGGGATGAAATTCTCTGGCATAAGGGTTCACGGTGGCAACGACGTGGATGATACCGATGGATGTCCACTTGTCGCTTACAACCGTACCGGGGAGAGAACGATACAAGGTCGTGCCGACAGGGACATACAGGCTCTAGTCGAGAAATTTATCAAGGATGGTGATGAAGTGTTCTGGGAAATTATAGAAGAAAGGAGTTAGTCATGCAAGCTAGCGTCAAGAACTGGAAGAAACCCACCCCACGTAAAATAAAGATGATAGGCGACATGTGCGTCTACACCCTTCCCATGTGGCAGGGGTTGATAACCACATCCCCGTTCTCTGACACTTGGAAAATATGGCTTAACTTCATCATAGGGGCGTTATTAATCATGGCGAAGGCCATAACTAAACTATTTTCTGAAAATGAGCAACTGGATAGACAACGTGACAGGCAACGTTGCCAAGGCGGTGATGGGGGCGGTAGCACTAGTGGTAACGACAGCTATGGCGACTAGTTTCAACAAGCCGACCAAGGAGTACGTGGACTTCAAGGATAACGAGATCAGGAAGGAGTTGTTGAACTTGAGGGAAATCCATAACGCCGAGTTCAAGAGTTTAGAACGCACCATAAAACTGGAGATGGACGCCCTCCGGAAGAATATTGAGGATTGGAGGGAATCGGACAAGTCTAAATACGAGCTTATACTTAAACTAATTGAAAAACAGAATAATAATTAAAATTTAATTGATATGAAAAGAATCAGGCCGATCAACGATTACGTGATCATCAAGAAGACAGAGCAAGAGATGCGAAAGGTGGGGAGTATATTCATCCCGGAGACGAGAAACGAGATAACACGGAAGAGCGAGGTTGTCGCCATGAACGAGGGCAGGGATGACGTGAAGGCGGGAGACATCGTGTTGCACCCCTCCCGTACCGGCACGCCATTCTTCCTAGGTGACGACGAGTTCGTTGCCATGCATGACAAGGAGATAATAGCTGTTATAGAAGAAATCGATGAAGAATAACTGGAAGATAGCGATAGCGTGGATAGCGACCGTGCTGGTGGTGTTCATCATCTCGAACCTAGCAAGTCGGAACCGAGAGGTGGGGGGAGAGGTGTATAACGCCAGAGCCATGGAAGATACCGTCAGGACTTACAAGGACAAGTACAACCGTGAAGTGACGGAGAGGCTATCCATGTTATCTTTTTCCAGCAAGGTGATAAAAGAGAACGATTCCCTGAAACAGTTGATCAAGGGGATGAAGCCGGAATTCATCGTAAAGGTGAACACCGTGTACAGGGATACCGGAACGATAAAATTTGATACCGTTTACAGGAACGTGTACATCCCGTTTCATGACAGGAACAAGTACAGGTACATCTCCGGAACGGTGATGGAAGATGGAATTCACTTCGACAACTTCGAGGTGTACGCCTCCCAGTATTTGGTTTCCGGCAAGAGGAAGAAGTTCATGGGTAGCACCGAGTACATCGTGAGGGTAGTTAACGAGAACCCGTACGTTACCACCACCGCCATTCAACCCCTCGTCATAAAGGAGAGGGACCGGTGGTACAAGAAATGGTGGGCGTGGGGATTGGCAGGATTAGCGGGTGGAATATTAATAAGCAAATAATAATTGAGATGGAATTGAGAGAATTTAGCTACATGGATAACGGCAGGAAATTATGTTTCCGGGTGGGACAATCCCTGTCGTTCACGTCACGGGGTGGGGGTTTAACGAGCATGGTCATACACTCGATCAAGAAGGAGCGCCTTAAAAACCGTGACAAGATAACCATACACGTCCGGGAGAAGGACGGCAACGAGGCGGTGGTGTGGAAAGAGATATACCGTCACGATGACGGGAGTTTAACCATTGACGTGAGCGATTATGAAAAGGAACTTGAAAGGGATTAACGGGGTGATCGTTCACGTCCCCGAGACGTACGAGACTACCATAACCGCCCCCGGTGGAACCAAGTTTTACGTGAACAACACGATAGATGACATGACATACGTGGTGAGACACGGGGAGGTGGTCACGTCATCCGATCCTAGAATAAAGGCCGGGGACATCGCTTACTTCCATCACAACATGGTTAAGCGCCGTAGCGTGGAGTACGCGGACGGGAAGGTGGGTAGCAGTAACGAGCTATTCGATGACATGTTCATCATCCCGGTGGAGTTCATATACCTCGTGAAGAGGGGGGAGGATCATCTAGCGATTGACCCGTGGTGCTACGTGTCCCCCGTCCCCAACGACAAGTTCAAGGAGGGTAGCTTCGAGATAGCGAACGCTGACAAGTACAAGAAGCAGCACGGGATCATGGTATACTCTAACGACTCGTTACGAGAACAAGGGGTAAACGATGGTACACCCGTCGTGTTCAACCTTGACTCGGAGTACGAGTTCAAGATAGATGACCGGGTGCTGTACAGGATGAAAACGCCGTGGATAATAGGAGAGCTTGAAGATGAGTGACGACAGATTCATACAATCGTGCAAGATCGCCGTGGGAGAACTGATGAAGGTTATCACGGCGGACATCGACACGGCCGTAATGGAGAAGGAAACCACCGTCAAGAACGCCATTAAATTAAAGAAGAAAGCGATAACTAGCTGCAAGAACATGCTTGGCTCCATCCTCAATCACGACAGGAAACAGGAGAAGTGGGTTCGAGCGACGCTAGACAAGATAGTAGAATCCAGCCAAGGGGTGGTGGAATCCCTCTACTCCGGCTTGGAAGACGTCGTGATGAGTAATGACGTTATCGGTAACGATGCCGATAGCATATCCACCATGATAGACACCAAGCTAGTAGCATTCAACGACGTGATGGAGATAGAGGATATCGTTCATGACGTGAAGAGCAAGCTGGAAGAGGAAGACATCATGCTTGAAGAGAGCGATTACAAGGGAGGGTACGCCGAGAAATACGCTGACAAGTTCGCCAAGATGAAGGACAGGTCAGGGTATCGTGCCGACATTGATGCCGTGGTGATAGACCCGGAAGGCACGGTGGGGGAGATCATCGAGATAAACGATATAAGGATAGCCCTCCCCAAGAAACCTCTCAAGGCGGATATTGACTGGGGGAAGAGGTTCAGGCAAGACCAGTTCTGGCGCAGGCAAGCACCTCCAAGAGAACTGACTTCCCGGACTGCCAAGAAACACGAGGATTACATAGATTCCGAGTACATGAAGAAACGGAACGGGTACTGGTTCATGAACAACGGGGTGGCAACGTACATAACCGGCGCGCACTGGTTCATGATGACCCATTGCTACACGGGAGCGGACGGGGGGTATTACTACTACTCCGCCGCCCAGAGGAAGTTGTTCCTGTTTCTTGAAGCGATGTACAGGGATAACAGGTGCCTCGGTATTATCCTTGAAAAGATTCGTCGTTTCGGGGCAACGGACTGTATCATGGCGTTCATACTTTGCAAGACGATAGAGCAAAGGAACAAGCTGACCGGGATGACTTCCAAGACGGATACCGACGCCAAGTCCAACTTCGTGAGGCTCACTACCATGTTCTCCCACCTCCCGTTCTACTTCAAGCCGATGTGCATGGACGAGAAATCCAAGTCTGAGCTGGAGTTCGCCCAGCCGGGTAACAAGCTAAAAAAGGCGGGACAGGAGAAGGAAATCGTGGACGTGGCGTTGAACACCCGCATAAATTTCCGCCCCACCAACGAGTCAAGTTACGACGGGGAGGCTTTGCTTTTCTACTTCGGTGACGAGTTCAGCAAGTGGAAGAAACAGAACGGTAACACGTTAACTCACTTCACGATGGTGAGAAAATGTCTCACTAAAGGTCGTCGTATTACCGGGAAGGCTATCCTGATTTCCACCGTGGAGTTCATGACAGGGAAGGACGCCAACGATCCAGAAGCCTTGGCTGGAGACAGGTACAAGTACTTGTACTACAACTCCGATCCGAGAAAACGTGACGGGAACGGGCAGACTGTTACCAACCTGTACAAGATATTCATAAGCTGTTTCGAGCATTACGAGGGGTTTATTGACAAGTACGGGAACATGATAGTCGAGGACCCTAAATCCCCGGTGAGGACGATGGACGGGGAGAACATGTCGATAGGCGTCAAGACGTACTTGAACAACGTGGACGAGGCTTTAAAGAACAACCCGAAGCAATTGCTAGAGGAACACAGGAAGAACCCCCGCACCGAGGAGGACGGGTTCAAGCTAGCCCTTAACATGTGCATGTTCAATCAAGCCAACATACTGGCCCAGATAAAGCACAACGATAACATGGATGGAACTCATCTTCGGAGGGGGAACTTCGAGTGGTATCAAGGGGTCGCGGATAGTGGACACGTCATCTTTATAGACAAGCCGGATGGACGGTTTCTGGTTAGCTGGATACCCGAGGAAGGACTCAAGAATAACGTGAAATTCGAGAACGGGTTGTGGTTGCCGCTTAACAGGCATATAGGCAACTTCGGGATAGACCCGTACCGTGTTAACAAGACCGTGGACGGGAAGGGATCAAAGGGAGCGATACACGGGTTCTCCGGCATAAACTCTTCCGGGGCGCCCAACTTCAACTTCTTCCTAGAATACATAAACAGGCCGGATTCCAAGGAGATATTCTTCGAGGACGCCATCAAGGCGATGGTGTTCTACGGGATGCCCGCCCTCATAGAGAACAACGTCAACAACCTCATAGACGAGATGTATCGCAGGGGTTACAGGAAGTTCTCCATGACAAGAACGGACAAGGAACGGGACAAGCTGTCTGAAGACGAGAGGGTGAGGGGTGGTATGCCTTCCACGTCCGAGAACGTGTCGCAGATGATAAACGCCGCCATCGAGTCGTTCGTGGAGAACAACGTTGGTAGCTCCGAGATGTATTTTAACGCCACGCTAGAAGACTGGCTGGCTTTCGATGACAAGAACAGGACGAAACGTGACGCCTCCATATCGTCAGCCTACGCTCTCATAGGATGCACTCGCAAAAAGAGACGCAAGGTGGAAGCGATTGAACCGGCGCCAGCGAGACCCATGTTCAGGATATACGAGAATGTTGGAACTTATGGAAAGTTAAAAAATGGATAAACAAAGAAGAAACGTCACGATCCCGAACAGGGAGGCTTCCAACGAGGAGAAGGAAAGCAAGGATTACGGGTTAGAATACGCCCGGTACATAGAGTTCGAGTGGATCACGGGCAACGATTACGCCAGCAGGAAGAAGAAGTTCGAGGAACTGGAAGCGCTTCGAGATAACGAGGTGGATATTGACCGGTTCAAGAACATGCTTAACATCCCGAAAGATCAGGCTTACCTGTCGCTCAACTGGGAGTTCACGTCCGTGGTTCCAAAGTTCGTTAACGTGGTGAAGGACAGTTTCCCCGCCGACATGTTCAAGATAAAGACCAAGGGCGTGGACATCATGTCAAGGGAAGAGCGGAACATGTATCGAAAGAGACTTGAAACCGAGATGCTAACCAAGGATTTCACCCAAGAGATGACGATAGCCACCGGTATCAACTTCGTGCCGGATTACGTGCCGGATTCCAAGGAAGAGCTAGACCTTCACATGCAACTGGAATACAGGCAGAAAAAAGAGATAGCCTCGGAAATCATCATTAACAGGGCGTTTGACTTGAATTATTTCAGGGAGGTTCAAAACAGGATCGCCGAGGACTTGGTAACGATAGGAGAGGCCGCCGTGCGGGTGGAGGCAGACCCGAATTACGGGGTCATCATGAGAAGGGTGGACTGCAAGAACCTTCTTCACTCGTACGACCCCCTCTACACCCGTGACAAGAAGGGATGTTACTACTTCGCCGAGATGATGGAGATGACAGCCGGCGAGATCGTGAGAAAGAGCCGTGGAGAGGTATCGTACGGTCAACTGGCTAGGGGGGTGGGAGATAGAAGGTTCAAGCCTGACGAGGTGGCTAACGAGGATGACTTGTTCACCGTGATGTACTTCACGTTCAAGACCACGATGGACGAGGTGTTCAAGCGCAAGCGCAACAACCTTATACCAAAAGACAGGGATTACGTCCTGCCGAAAGAATCATCTTCTAGGATGATAAAAGGGAAATACGACGTGTGGTTCGAGGGGTACTACGTGCTTGGCATGAACATCGTGTTCAATTACCACATGATGCGTGACATGATCAGGCCGGTGAATAACGCTAACACGGTAATGCCCCCGTACATCATGTACGAGCTAACGGTTCCTTCTATCGTGGAGAACTTGAAGTCTTACGCCGAGGATATACACCTTATAGTATTGAAACTTAGACACTTGATTTCCAAGATGAAACCTGACATGTTCGAGATCAACGTGGACGCCTTGATGAACATAGACATCGGTACCGGTGCCAAGCTCACCCCCTCCGACGTTCTTGACATGATGTACCAGACGGGAGCCTTGTTGTACAAGGGTACGGCTTATGACGATGACCAGATATTACAGGGAAACATCTTGCGTAACATCCCCACTTCTGACGGGCAGAAGCTCATGCAGCTTATCAACGCTTATAACCAGAACATGAACATGTGTTACGAGGTTACCGGTGTTAACAGGGTGCGTGACGGTTCGGCTCCCCTTAACGGGGCGCTGGTAGGCACGCAGCAGATGGCGCTTAACATGAGTAACACGGCCACCAAGCATATTTTCGAGGGGTTGATGAACATGAAGAAGGGGATAGGAGAGGTCACGCTTAACAGGGCGCAACAGATGTCAATGTACAAGGAGTCGTTCTCGGATGACGTGATGTCTTACCTGATGGAGGATGATGTCATAGACGACTACAAGACGTTGTACAAGTATAACCTAGACGTGATCGTTGACGTGGCGCCTGACGCGGAGGAGAAAGCCAAGCTAGATCAAGTGATACTCGCCGCCGTTCAAGCCGGGCAGATCACCTTGTCCGACAGGATGGACATCTTGTCTATTGACAACTTGAAGATGGCGTCAAGGTACTTGAAGGTCGTCATGAAGAAACGGGAGGACGAGGCGTACAGGAAACAGAAGGAGATGGAGGCGATGAAGACCCAGATGCAAGCTCAGGCTCAAGTGGCCGTGGAACAACAGAAACAGCAGTCCCTGATGATGGAGATTCAAGCCAAGGGTCAGGAATTGCAATTCAAGACGCGATCCGAAATCCAGATAAACGAGAAGAAGGTGGAGGGAGAGATCATTCTGGAACGTGTCAAGCACCAGTTAAGGATGGAGGAACTAGGGTTGCAAGCACGGGTAACTGCCGAATCCAACCAGTACAAGGAACAGGCCAAGGACGCCCGAACCTACAAGCAAGCGCAGCAACAGAGCGCCATGATAAACCAGAGACAGAGGGGAGGGGCAACCATACCTTTCGAGAGCATGAACGCCATGCAGGACGTTCAAGCGGCCCCACCCGTCGAGATTCCACCGATGGAAGAAGTTAACCAAACTCAAAACTACACGAATGGCACCACCGAAGAAGAACAGGTCGGAACTATCTAGGTCCGCCAAGTATTACCGGGATCACCCGGAAGCTAGAGAGAAAAAAAAGAAAACGGACACGGAGGTTAACCGTCGCCCGGAACAAAGGAAGAAACGGGCCGAGCTTAGCCAGCGTAACCGTGAACATGACAAGAAACACGGGAAGGCGTCTCGTGCCGGAAAGGACTACGATCACGCCACGAGAAGGTACACGTCATCTTCCGCCAATCGTGGCAGGAAGAACGGCACTGAAGGAGACAGGAGGGCGAGGGGATGAGAGGGAAGTCTAAATACGGGAACGTCAAGTCGGGTGGTCACGCCTCGAAGAAGGAGGCCGCCCGTGCCGCCACTCTCAAGCTACTGGAGAAGGCCGGCAAGATAAAGGACCTGCAAGAACAAGTAACGTACACGTTGATCCCGGCACAGTTCGAGGGGGAGGGTAAAAACAGGCATTGCGTGGAGCTTGCTTGCAAGTACGTCGCTGATTTCGTGTACACGGACTTGGAGACGGGGGAAACCGTGGTGGAGGACACCAAGGGATTCCGCACTGACGTTTACAAGATAAAGCGCAAGCTGATGCTTAAAGTACACGGGATCAAGATAAAAGAAACGTAGAAAATCGGTTAACGCTTTGTTGTTATAGATTTTCTCTATATATTTGTATAACAATTTAAATCAAATCGAATGGGAAAGTTAGATGAAATACTGAAGGACATAACTTTTAAGCCGGGAGAACAGACCCCTGCCGTCAAGGAGGTGGAGAATGAACCGACAGCGAAAGTTGAAGAACCGGCAAAAGCCCCCACCCCTGACAAGGTGGAAGGCGTTAAAGATGAAAATGTTCAGGAAATAGATTTCTCGAAGATACCGGAAGACAAGATTCTGGGATACCTAGCCGGTAAGGTAGGTAAGGAAGTGAAGACGTGGGATGATCTGGTAGAGGTTCGAGAGGTGGAAAAAGAGGTTGAGAAACCCGTTGATTACGCCAGTCCTGACGTGGCTAACATCGACAAGTTCGTCCGGGAAACCGGGAGGGGAGTTGACGATTACTTCAAGGTACAGAAAGACTGGGACAACGAGCCTAACGAGAAAGTTGTCAAGGAGTACCTGAAGACTCAATACCCGTCACTAGACAAGGAGGATATTGAAGTCATGTATGAAGACTACTTCCAGACCGAGGAGGTGACCGAGGACATGCTAGATGACGAGAGAAAGGCAATTGACCGCAAGAACAGGTCAAAGCTGGTTAGCTTGAAGACCAAGGCCGAGGAAGCTAGAAAGTATTTTAACGCCCAGAAAGAGCAATACAAGACTCCTCTCAAGCGTGTGGAGGAAAACGTTGACAAGGGAAAAGAAGAATGGGTGAAGGGGGTGAAAGGAGCCTTGTCAAGTCTTGATAAGATCGAGATTGACGGTTTTAGTTACGAGATTCGTGACAAGTCGAGATACGATAAAGTGTTCGACGGGATCGACTCGCTGCTGGGAACGTTCAAGAACGAGGACGGTACCTTCAATTACGGCAACCTGGTAAGAGTGATCACCGCCGGGATGGAATTGCCGAAGATACTGGAAGAACACGCCAAGGCGGTGAAAGCTAATACCGTCGAGGAGGAAATGAAGAAGAAGTCCAACGCCACCACTGACGCCCCTAAACCGGGAGACGTCAAAGGTCCATCGGAGGACGAGTTCCTGAGGTTCCTCAAAGACAAGAACTTTATAAGATAGAATATTATGCTTACAAGTGTTACATCAGATTTTTACCTTGATCCGAACATTAAAGTTCAACCGATCTCCGGTAACTACATGAGTCTATATGACTTCACTACCAAGTTTTACCCTTCATTGAAGGACAGAATCATCGACCAGTACGGTAATCAAACGATCCGTGGGTTCCTTGATAAATACGCTCAAAAAGAGATGATCTCCGCCGACACCCAGTTCTTCGGGATGACCGGACGTAGACGTAAATTGCTGGAAGGCGTGACCCGTGCCGGTGACGTGTTCACGATCGCCGCTCACACCATTCGTCCGAACGAGAACTTCATGGTTATCGACAAGGCCGGCAAGAAAGTGAACTACGGTATCTGCGTGCCGGACGATTACGACGCTGGCAAGTTCACCGCTAAAACCTATGACGGTGCAGACTGGACCGTTGGGACTACCGGGTTGACCATCATGGCTGCCGGTTACGAGTTCCAGAAGGGAACACCGGGTATGACCCGTGCCTTGACCCGTGAGGTTGAGATCGGTAGCACGTCCCTTATCATCGGCAAGGACATGTTCGAGATCAACGGTTCCGACATGTGCGACGCAACGTGGTTGAAAACCCCGGATGGAAACGCATTCTGGACGAGCGCCGAGATCGAGGAGGCTAGAGAGAGAATGCTGGATCAAATGGAGATTCAAGCGTTCGTTGGGAAGAAAGCCGTTGACGCTTCTGACGCCAAGACCGCAGGGTTCCGTGGTATCGAGGGAGTGTTCGACCAGATCAGAAACGGTGGTAACAGCTTCGAGGGCAACATCGCCGGTACTGCCGACATCGAGTCAATCATCAAGCGTCTTGACAAGGTTAACGGCGAGACTTACAACTTGTTGTACTTGTCTACCGAGGCATCGTTGTCAATCGACAACTGGTTGGCTAAAGTTGGTGGGGCTGGTTCCGCTACATGGGGTTACTTCGATAACAAGCAACGCATGCTTGACTTCGGATTCGACGCATTCAAGATGGGTGGGTACGAGTTCTACAAGACCACCTGGAAACTGTTGAAAGACCCGACCGTTTTGAACCCGGATAACTTCGCCGCAGAGAACCAAATCCACGGTATCATGGTACCGCTAGGACGTGCTTCTATCACCACCGGTTACAACGGTGACTTGAGCGGGCAGAACAGCACGATCAACGCCCCGTACTTGACCAAGTTGTACAAGGGCATGCCGGGATACAGCCGTGAGCTTGTAACCACGTTCCACGGTTCACAGAACGTGCCGGACGCTACCAACACCTGGGACGTTTTCGGTATCGACTGGTTGTCTGAATGGGGATTGCGCTGCGTGGGATTGAAGAAATGGGCGATCTTCGAAGGCGTGTCAGCCTAGGCTTAATTGACCTTAAATATTAAACCTCGGGGGAAGGGAATAATAACCCCTCCCCCATTTTATTTGAATCTGAATTTAATTAACAAAAAACCGTTGGCACAACGGGGTTCGGACGTGGAGGTTCCAACTATGGATGACCGTCAAGAGATTGACCTAAAAAGTAGCGTTCCCGTGAAGCGTCAATACGTGAAAGCGTAAGTGCCTCGAATCTAATATGGCAAGTACTAAAGAAACAAAGAGAATCACGGAAGAAGAGGCTAAAGAGCAAATTATCGCCGACCTAGAGAAGAGGGGGTTGGGGAAGAAACCGTTAACGTTCCTCCTCACGGGTACCCGTAACAATCACTCGTTAAGACCGAAGACACGTCACGTGTACACCGGCAAGAACGGGGAGACTTACGTGTTCAACCTCCGTTACACCCCGGTATCCCCCACCGCCATCGAGAACGACCAGAACATTGACGGACCAGTAGAGCTTAGACGGGTGGACTTCCCAGGTGACCGGTGGACCATTTACCCGGAGGATAGAGGTTTACAGATGTTCCTCATGTTGCACCCGTTCTTCGGAAAGGACAAGGTGTTCTACCTTGAAGACCTTGAAGCTGACGCCGCCATCGAGGAAAGCACGTGGACTGACATGGCTACCGTGGTTGAGCTTTGCAAGACATCAGACTTCGAGGTGTTGCAGGCCGTTTACGCTACCTTGAAGGGAGTCACCACCGAGATGAACCCCACCATCCTTCGTGCCGGTATCCTTGGCAAGCTGGAAACTGGAACTCCCCCACGGGAGATCATCGAGATGTTCGGTGACAAGAGAAACACGATCAAGTTCAAGATTCAATCGGGCATACGCTTGAACATCTTGAAGTTGAATTCAAGAAAGACTGAACTGAGCTGGGCGACGGGGGGTGTTATCTACACTTGCGCCCCGGGTCTTAACGTCATCTCCGAGTTCGCCGAGTGGGCGATGACAAGCGAGGAAGGTGGCGTGGCTTACGACAAGATTTTAACCAAGTTAAACGCTTAGAACAAATGATAGACGAGGTGTACAAGGTAGTCAACGTGCTACTCAACAAGAACGGGTACGGGGTCATAACTCCCGACGAGTTTAACTCCGTTTGCGGGCTAGCCCAGTCAAAGATATATTCAGAGATACCTAACAGGTTGAGAATGAAGTATAACAGGGACAAGCAAGGATACTCGGCAATACCGAAAGACATTCTTGAAAGCACCTTGTACAAGCTCGCCGTGGTGGAAGATTTGGAGAAGGGGGAAGATGACCCCTTCTTCCCTTTCCCCCCTACCGAGAAGTTAAACGCCGTGTACAGGGAGGGGAAAGAGGCCACCATGATAGACGTGGCACGGCTAAGGATGATAGGTAACTCGAAGTACAACAGGCCATCGGAGACGTACCCGAATTACTCCATCACGGAGGACGGGATACAGGTGTTGCCTGACAACCCCTCGATAGAGGTGCATTATTACAAGATACCGCCGAGACCCCGGTGGACTTACGTGGTCATAGAGGGAAAGCCGGTGTTCAACCCTTCCGTCAAGAGTTATCAAGACTTCACGCTGTCGGAGCATTTCTTCAACGTGCTGGTTGTCGAGATAGCGTTATGCTTCGGCGTCCACTTGAGGGAGGCGGAAGTGATACAGGTGATGGCACAGGATCAAGCTAACGAATTTCAAAAGGATAACGCCATATGAACGTAAAACTAACAGACATTATCGACTCGGTGTTGATAGACGCCACTGACCCGGACAGTTACGTTCACGGTGTCAGCAGGGAACTGGTCATAAAACACGCCCAGAGAGCGGTCGAGGAACTGCGATACGTGGGTGACAAGCAATACAAGGAGGCGGAGGGGGAGATGAACGCAGTGGGCAAGTTCAGGATGCCTAACGACTTCATCGACTACATAGCCATCTACTTCCTGCACGACGGGTACAAGATTCCCGCCCTCTACAACGATAACATCAACACGTGGTACTCGTACATGCTCAAGAACGATGACGTGTACGCCGCCCAGAACATCCTGACGAACGAGGAAGAAACGATGATAGACAACAACGACTACGAGATCGTGAAGGGGGTTGATCTCAACGGCATGAAGTCAGCCGAGTGCATGCTGCCGTGCCGTCACAACTCTTTCCTCGTTAGCAAGAACGGTTACCAGTTCGATTACAGGGACAACACCCTCACCTTCGACGACGTGCCGGAGGGTTACGATCGTATACTTATATGCTACGTGTCTAACGTGGACCTCACGGACATCACCAAGATCAACGTTCACCCGTACTTGCAAAAATACCTAGAGGCTGACATATACTGGAGGATCATCGAGAGAAGGCGTAACGTGCCAATGAACGAGAAGATACGGGCGAAAGCCGAGAAGAACCGTCGTTACAAGGACGCCAAGTTCGAGATGAACTTCAAGAGAGAGGAAATTATTCAAGCGTTATTGAGAGCTTTATGAAAGTGATACAAGATTTCTCGGGGGGAAAGATGAACATGGACATCGATCCCCGCTACATGCCGAAGGGGCAATACCGTGAGGCTCGAAACGTCCGGGTGATAGACACTGATGGCGAGAACTCGGGCGTGATAGAGAGCGTGGACGGGACGAGGGTTGTCATTGACGAGCCACTGTTCACGGCAGGATCGGTCACCGCCGGGATGTACGAGTACAACAACAAGATATACCTGTTTACCGCCCTCAAGCAAGGCGGTTTTTCTATACTAGAATACGATTCGGTAACCGGGAAGGGTAGCCATATTCTAGTTGACCAGCTATCCACCTTGCGAGAGGAAGACGGGTTGCGCAACACGATATGTTTCCTTCACAACAAGAAGGACGAGAAATCCGTGTTCACCCAAGCGTACAATCAGGGGTTCGGGTGGTACGTGCCGTCCAAGGAGGAGATAAAGGACGTTATAGACAACATAGAGGAAACTTGGAAGTTCCTTATCTCCGAGCGAGAGGAGGACATCATCACGTTCAACAACCAGTACATCGGGGTGGGAACGGCGGTCGAGGTTCAAGAAGACACCCCCACCACCCGTTCGGCCCGTGCCTTGTCAACACCAATGCCGGTATCCGAAGAACAGGGAAGCTCGGGTAATTACTACTGGACGTCCACCGAGTACGACAAGGATCAAGCCTACGTGTACGGTTTCCTAGGGTTACAGCTCGCCCCGAAAACTAGCAGGTACATGTGCGTGGTTATAAAGAGGTTCCGTTTCGACATCCCCCCGAAGAAGGGAGATTCTCATGACGGTGGAACGATCTACAAGGTGGACATGGAGAAGATGGAAGCTAGGGCCATGAAGATGCTTCCCACCACCTTCGTTTACGATTCAACGCCGGAGGTACTCACGCAGGACCTTGTCACGCCGTTTAACCTTCAAACGAGGATAAGCGGGTTCGCCATGCTTAACGACATCATGGTGTTTCATGACTGGATGACCAACGAGCCGGTGGAGATAGATACATCCAAGACGAGGGGTTACTTCAAGTTCTACGACTGGACGGCGATGAAGCTGGTTAAACGCCCCCCTCTTTCCGTTGGCGTGGAGATAGCCGAGAAATCGGAGCTGGGAGAGATGCGTAACATTAACCCGTTATTCGCCGCTAGGTACGTGTACGATACACGGGAGACGTCAGCCATAAGCCCTTATTCAACGTCCACCTCCGAGCTTGATGACGAGGACTCGAAGAAGGTAGAGTACGACATGATGGTGGAATGTTACGTGTACAAGGACAAGGTAAAGTTCGTTAACTCTTACATGGACCCGGTGTCCGGCGTGAAAACGTACTGGACATCTCACGAGCTTTCCATGTCGTTATCGAACACTAGTTTCTCGAAGGCTTACTTGAAATCTTTCAAGACGAGGTCTTTTGACGCAAACGACACGAGCTTTCACTCGGAGGGTGTTATAGCGTTCACGGGTACAACGGATAATTACCTGGACCCGGCCGGGAGGGGGTATTTCACTCACTTCAAGACGAACGCTGATGCTATCGACGTGGTGGGTGACATGTTCATAAACAAGAACGACGGTGGTGACATCAACAAGGCTGGTGATCAAATATATTACGCTAGAACTCATGGTGCATCTGGAAGTAATAACGGGCAGTTGATGCTGTTCGAGTACAACAAGAACGATAACTCCCTGTCAGAGATTCAAGGGTTCGTGGGGGACGGTGACCAGCACGAGGGAGGTTTCTGCATGTCGGATTCTGGAAAGCAAGTGTACGTCGTGTACAAGAGCGAGTTCGCTTACAGTTCCGAGTACGGGAAAGGAGGCACGTTCACTCAAGTGAAATTGAATGACTTCATATCCATAATAAGCAAGCCGAGGGGAGTGAAGATTATATGCGATTCTGACGGTAGCGTCGTGTACGTATCCTGTAACCAGAACTTCGATACCGACAACAAGTACACGCTGGTATCCGAGAACTACGGGAAGAACTTCACCACGGTATCCACCTCCCTCGTCAACGAGTTCATGTGTTGCTCTTCTAACGGGAAGTTCTTCGCCCTCGCCGGCAAGACCGTTGACACCATATACTACTCGAAAGACTCCGGTAAGACGATGTCAAAGGTTACCCCCCAGTACGTGAGTGACCCGCAGAACTATCAAGTGACCGGTATGTCCATGTCCCCTGACGGTAGAACGTTTTACGTGACGGCCATCAACGGTAACACGGCTTACCTTTTCGCCTCGCAGAACTACGGGTTGTCGATAACCAAGATAAACAACTACTCTCACGAGGGAGTGGTGGGGGCGTCAGTTTCTTACGTGCGTGGATCGTACTCGAACGAGACGCTTAACGAGATCAGTAACGCCACCTCCGCCGTGAACGTGACGGTTAACACCGGTAACGAACACGTGGAGAAGATAGAGATACTCATGAAGACGGGGGCGGGAATGTACAAGGTGAAAACCATCGACAAGAAGAAGCTGGGGCTTGAGGACAACGTGGATTACACCTACAAGTTCTCTTACTCCGGCAACTACCCCCTCGTTCCAATGAAGGACGTGAACAAGCTGTTCGATAACGTTCCCTTGATGGCTAGAAGCTGCATGATCATACAGAACTCCCTGTTGTTCGGGGGATACGTTGATGGCTTTGACATTGATACCGACGTGTCGCTAGAGGTGAAGGTGAACAACACCCCCACCACTTCCACCACGTACTCGCTTAAAACGGGTACCACTCAAGGGTACGGGATCATCTTCATGGATGACTTCGGTAGATGTTCCCCGGTTCTGGCTCCCGTTGACGTGACCGTGCCTAGGATAAACGCTGACGCCGCTAATATCGGGAGGGTGGCTACCGTGACGGTGAAGGGGAAGGCCCCGTCTTGGGCGACCAAGTTCAAGTTCGCCAGACGTAACCCGAAGGTGTTATTCGACGTGATCGACGGGTTCGATAACGCTTACGTGATAAACGGGAAGTTTTACCTAGAGATAACATCCATGCCGTGGATAGTCCCCACCCCCGGTGACAAGCTAGAACTGGTATCGGAGATGGAGACGATAGCCACCGAGGTATCCACGAAAGGGTACATATTCGAGGTGAAAGACAAGGTGATCGTGCAGGGAGAACCGGGAAAATTATCTGTAACGCTGTCAGACGGTACCAAGGTTGACATGGGAGACCCTGACAAGGTGGACGTTCCCAACGGTCGTTACTTGATTATAGAGCCATCCGCCAAGGAAGGGTACACGGAAGACGACATCCTCAAGAAGGAATCGAGATGGACCACGTCCGTGTTCTACCTTATCATGTACGAGACCAAGGACGATACCGTGGTTTATCAAGAAATACCCGGCATTCATGACGTGGCGGCGGGACTTGCCGGTTCCTACGTCCTAGACAGTGACGGGGACGTGATGATTACCACCGGTCCGGCACGAGAGATAAACAAGTTCTCTAACGGGACGTTGTTCACCACTCTGGGAAGACCGAACGCCATATCGGATAATTACAGCCGGGAGGACAGGTACGCGTCTCTTACCGTGTCAGAGCCGTACGTGGAGGACACGAAAGATAACGGTCTAGCATCGTTCAACCAGTCCCTGATCAATTACACTGATCTTTCCAAGAAATACGGCGAGATAGTGAAGATTGATGACATAGGTTCCGATATAGACGTGTACCAGAGGAACAAGTGCAGCCGGGTGATGTACAAGAAGAATATACTTAATTCCGCCACCGGTAGCCCGATCGTGGCTAAGTCGGAAGACACTTTCGGCGAGCAACAAGAGTACGCCGAGGATTACGGGATGTCTCACTACGAGACCTATTCACGTTACGGCAACTCCCGGTTCTTCGTTGACACGAACACGGGTCAGGTGATACGGAAGAGTATCAACGGGTTGTTCCCCGTCAGTTCTTACGGCATGCTTAACTATTTCCACGACAAGTTAACCACGAGCGGGGTGAAGTGTGGCGCTTACGATCCAAAGACATCCTCGTACATCGTGGGGATGAAAGATTGTTGCGTGAACTTCATGGAGCCGGTTGACGGGTGGACGTCATTCTACGACATGGCGCCTGACCTCATGGCTAGAGCCGGCGCTTACTGTTTCTCCACGAGGGATACCATCATAAGAAGGATGGGAGGGGAACCGGGATACCAGAACCTGTTACTGGGCAAGACCGTCACGAGCAAGATTCACATGGTGAACAACGAGTACATGGATTCAAACAAGGTGTATAATAGCATTGTAATGGAATCCAACACCCCACCCTCCACCACCACGTTCAAGACGTTTGACTTGGAGAGAACGATAGATCAATCTTACTTCAAGAAGAAGGAGAACTTGCTAGAATCGTTCATCCCGAAGGCGGAAGGCACGTCTCAACCGGTATTGCTTTACGTGGCGGCTGGAGACGAGGAGGCTCTTGACACTTTCAGGACTTACACGGCGAACCTCGTGGATACCGGGCTTGACGTGTTCAAGGACGGGGAAAAAGTATCTCGCATCAAGGAGATAAACGATGACGAGATAACTCTTGAAGACCCGGTGAATATCAAGGAAGGTCAGGTGCTTTACGTCAAGGTTGATGACGGGGTTAACGGTGACGCTATCAGGGGAAAATATCTCGAAATAATTTCGTACTTTAGCGTTGATAAAGAGAAGTTACTCGTTAAATCAATACAACTTGATATAGATGAATCGAAAATTTAAAATCAGGAATTACGACCCGTCAGATCATGCCATGATAAGTGAATGGTGGGAAGAGTGGGGGTGGAAGCCAGTACCCCCGTCCTTTCTTCCCGCCGGTTGTATCGTGGAAGACGATGAAGGCCCGTTGTACGTGGCTTTCGTGTACATGACAGGAACGGGAATATGCTGGCTAGAATGGTTATTGACAAGCAAGAAGATCGACGTTTCCCGGAAGAGGGGGGCGAAAGAATTCTTGGTTGGGGAATTGGAATCCATGCTGCGGGCAACGGGCGTGGAAGCGATATTTACCACTTCTAACGATGCCGGTCTCGTGAACGGCCTCAAGAAATGTGGTTTCGAGATTAGTGACACGAACATGGTTCAAATGATTAAAATTTTAAAGTGATGGCAGCAGCGACATCTATCATTCTTGCCGGAACGGCGCTAGCATCAACGGGTTTAGGGGTAGCCAAGTCCGTGAAAGAGGCGAAGCAGGCGAGAGAAGCGAAGAAGAACATTGACAACTACCAGCGTCAAGAGATAGATTTCAACAACTATCTCATGGCGGTAGACACTCCAACCGACCAGTACGTTCAACAATTGAAGAGGGTACAGCAAGAGTCGGCTAACTATTCAGAACAGGCATCCTCTGCCGGGGCGAGGGGATTGTCTTTATTACCCGGCATACAGGAGCAAACTTACGCTCAAGAAGAACAACTGGCGGCTAATTTCCAGAACCAGTTGTACGAGTTGCAGAAACAGCAAGCCATCATGGCAGCCGAGCAAGAGAGCAGGGAATTCCAAGCTAGGGAGAACCGTGAACAACGGGAGCTTGCTGGATATGGTGCCTTGTACGAGGCCGGAAGGCAGGGACAGTACTCTGGAATGACGGAGGCACTAGGTGGCTTGCAGTCAATAGGCGGGATGTTATCAGGTCTTGACTTGACCAGAAGAAAGAAAGTTGATCCCATGACGTCAACCGGATCACTGGGAGTGAATGATCTTGGTAAATTCACGGGTACTGGAACCCCGGTAACATCAGTAATGCCACCTCAACCAACTTTAAAATTGAAGTAACATGGCGAATCAATATACAGGAGAGGCTTACATGGGGGTGAAACCCATAGAGGCCGACTTCGGGCAAACCGCGATGAATTCCCTTAACATGGGGATGCAACTAAAAGCTATGGAGCTTGAGCAAGAAAAGCTGTACGCCAAACGAGCGAAAGAGGCTCAAGATGAATTACAAGCTAACTTGAAAGAATTTGACAAGCTGGCTACCGGAGCGCTAGACCTTCAACCACAGGCTTTCGACAGGGACAGTATAGCGATATTGATGGAGCATACCCAGAACGAGATAGCTGACATGAGAAGGGAGCTGGCGAACCCGCTTATCACCCCCACTCGCAAATCAGAGATAATGGTAAAGATCGGTGACATGAAGAACAAGGCTGCATCTTACACCAACCAGATGAAAGATTTTCAAGGGTTCCTTGAAGGCCTTGCAAATACGGGGAAGGGGGGTATAGATGAAGTGATGAACGCCGATCTGGTGAACGACATAGGATACGCTATCATGTCTGCCGGCGAGAATGGTGTTAAACAGAAAAGCACCGGTATTTATAGTATTGGAGATAGTATTGACATGTGGTACCAAAACGGGATGTTAAACTACACTATATATGACAGGAAAGGTAGGCCGATAGCGTCAGGTTCTCCATCGGAGCTAAAGGCTAAATTAAGCGGAAAACTGAAACCGTTCGTGGACCTTGACGGGTTGATGAATAATTCCATCAAGCAGATAGGTGATTCCGTGGTGAGAAGTTTCCAGAGAACCCCTGACGGCAATATACTCAATATAGAGTCCACTAACCTTAACAATATAAAACAAAGGGCTGGTGATTACTGGGAATCGACGTTCCGTAATAATTACGAAACCAATCCTTACATGCAGAAAGGGGCCACGATAGGGTTGTGGGATACTCCCGAGCAAGCCAAGGCTTATTTCGTTGATCGCGTGGCTATGGCGGCAGACCAGAACGTGAAACAATCGTTGCAGAGAGACCCGAACTACGTTAGTTACTCCGAGAGTAGAAAGATGGAGAATGTTGATGTGGCACTTGATTACATACAGAGAGCGCTTAATGGAGAGAAAGATGCCATTCAAAGGTTTGTTGGTACTAAATCCATATCTTACGTGAACAAGGATGGGGAGAACGTGAAGGCTCAACTTCAAGGAATATCTGCTGCCGGTGATGTCACTACATTACATTTCGTTAGCGAGGGTAAGAAACGACAAGGACAGGCGTCATCTAAATTTGATCAAGGTTTTGACATTAGCTTCAAGATGGATGATCCTGAATCTGTCAAACAAGCCACTCTATATCTCAAGGACTACTGGAACGGTGGCGCTCAATCTGGCGAGAAGTTACTCGATTCTGACATACTGAACGGGTTTAATTTTAACGTATCTCCTAGGGTGATTGGTAAACGTGTTAACGAGTACGGCGACATAGAGAATGACCCCGTAATATCTCCTTACATAGAAAAGATACGTTCTATATCTAACGATATAATAGAAGGGAAGAACAAGGGGACATCAACCAAGGAAAGTATTAGGGCAACGTTGCAAGAAATGATTAATAGCGGTGCGCTTCAAGGTAATGTCAGGACGGATGACTTGTTCTTTTGGAGGGGACAGGATTTAGTGCTTGAAGACAGGGAAGGTAACGAGGTGTTCGCTATACGGTACAATGATCCAGAGAAATTTGCTGGAAAGATAATTAACGAACTTGGGAAGATTACCTCAATGGCCACTTCAACTGGCGGTGCAAGAGTGAATAATCCTCAATTCTTGATCGGGGCTAGAAGAGGCGGGAACCAAACTAGTAGAAGTATCACGGTTAGAAGTAATAATGGATCGAGAGGACTTCCTTCTTTCGGTCAAAACTAGAGTATCATGAATGACGGTAGAAAGGTAGACAAGACATTATACAAGGATATACTGTTAGACTTCGCCAACGATCAGGGTATTGACACGTCTAACGTCACCGATGATTACGTGAACAGCGCTTGGGAAGGGACGGGAGGAGACCCCACCAAGCTCATGAAGACGCTGGCCAAATCAATAGGTTTTCCAGAGGGGTCCGTTAACGACAAGTACATGGAGAAGTTGTATGACAATTACGATGTCATAGACCCGAAGTACATGAAGTCAACGTACGGGTACTTCACCCCCGACGAGCGCAAGTTGTTCCTCCCGAAGAACGCCGATGACAGGCAAGAGTTCAGGCTGGAAACGTCTCTAGGCGCCCTGGATGATTATTACAAGTCACGAGGGGAGTTGACCCCGTTCCAGAAGGAAAGGATGTTCTCTAGCCGTGTCCAGAGACGAATTGATGAAGCCGGTGGCACGAACAACGAGATAAACGATTACGCTAAAAGGCTGGCTAACAATCTTGGAATGGTATACGACCCGGCACGGAAGACTTACGTGGTACCGGGAGAGGAAAGGGCCAAGTACCAGTTACTCCTTAACGAGACGTACCTTGATCCCAACGAGGTGGAGAGGATGAATCCCACCATCTCCGACATGAAGAAACAGAACGAAGAGATATACAAGCTAGCCGAGGCTGAAAGTGACAAGTACTGGGACCGGAGAGAGAAAGACCGCAGGGATAATGTATGGAAGTCCATGACGTACGACCCCCTCGCCATATCGGGAGAGAACATGAGGGAATTCGGGGAGGCGAACGCTTCCTTGATATTAAGCGATAACACCCGCAAGACTCTCGAACTGGTGGAGAAGGTGGAAGAAGGAGGTGCGAACATGGCACTCGGTATCGGGGAGGGGTTGAAAGATTACGCCTCCAACTTGATATTGCTGAACCAGCGTCTCGGGCAAAACGAGAGGGTGAGGAACGTCAACCAGAGGCTTGAAGGAATTTACGAGGACGTGATGTCACGACACCCCGAGTGGAGGTACCGGGATCATCCCGTGTACTCCGACGGGGAAATGTTACCCCCCGACAGTGCCGCAGAGATAGCCGTGAAGCAAGGGTACATTAACGAGGAGGTAAGAAGGTTGATGGACGAGCAATTCTCACAAGATGACATCAACTTGCTTAACGCCTTCCAGTTAAACATACAGGCTCAAGAAGAGTTGTCGAGAGCCACGAACACGTCGTTCAGGGTGGGGTACGGCATGGGACAATCAATAGGTTTCATGACCGAGTTCGCCCTTACCGGTGGTCTTGTTGGACTGGGCAAGACGGCGATCAAGGGAGGGGCGACCATAGCTGGCAGGAAGATAGGTGCTAGCTCGCTAGTAAAGTCCCTTTCTAACACCAAGATCGTTGACAGGGCGATAGATTTAAGTGGCAAGATCGTGTCATCGAAAGCGGCTAACGTGGCCACTAAAGCCGTCGAGAAAGTATCAGGTACGAGGGTGGGTAAATCCGCCGGGAAGTTCAGCGCTTGGGCGGCGAAGAACTCTACCGAGGCGGCGTCTCGAACGCTGGTAAGCCCGACTTTCATGGCTAACGTTGCCAACGATATAACTAACGGGGTGGACGTGAAGACGGCGGTATTTAACAATTTCGGGGACCTGTTCGTGGAGAACTTCTCCGAGGGGTTATTCATGCCAGCAAAACCGTTGAATACCGTGAAAGAATCCATGACAAAGAGCGCCCTTCGTCGTGGCCTTGACCAGATCATGTACCGTGGAGGTTTCGCCGGGTACGGGCAGAGGGGATTCACCGGGTGGATAAAAGGTATGGCGGAGGAAATGCTAGAAGAGAAGTTCGGTGACGTGGTGAGAGGATCGTGGACGGCCATAGACAGGGGAGAGTCCAATTACCTCACGAGAGAGTTCATAAAACCGGATGATCTTGAAATGGTCTACTCGATAGCTTTGATGTCCACCGGTTTGTCAGGTTCGGGATGGATCGCCAACAAGGCAAGGAAAGCCCCACCCCGTACCGAGGAGATACGATTCCGTGCCAACAAGTACGGGAAGATGATACCGTCAGAGCTTAGGGAGCGTATAGACGTCTTGATAGCTGACGGCGAACTCACTACCGAGACTAAAATAGATGATGCTACAAACGAGATAAACGGTGCCATAAACGGCCTGTACGACGATTTCACGGCTGGCGGCGAGAAGGTGAAAGAGCAGAAGGATTTAGCCACGAACGCATTGAACTACTTCAAGAACGCCGTGGAACTTGATCTACGTGATCACCTGACCGGGTTACAGGACGCCATGAGTGATGCTAACTTCCAAGCGGAAGGAGAAAGGTTCATGTATCAAGGTAAGGAAGTACAAGCTACTGATACCACGGTACAAGAGGAGGGGAAGGTAGAGGTGGAGGACGCCGGGGGAAACCGTGTTATCGTTGATTATAACGACCTAACCCCCATCCAAGAAGAGGTCAAGAGTGAAGATAAAGAAGTTGAACAAGATAAAATTAATCAAGATGCCAGCGAAACTAGAGAGGTGCGTTCGGAAAGTGAAGGCACAGAACAACAAGTCAGGGAAGAAAGTGAACCCGTGGGCGGTGTGTCAGAAGTCAACGGGACTGAAAGTACACAAGAACAGCAAGAAGAAAAAGTAAGCCAGACCCCCACCCTCGACAAGCTGCCCATGCAGTTAGCCAAAGACTACTACGAGAAGTACAAGGACGAGGGCATCGCTCCTAAAGAACTCGCGTGGGAAGAGGTGAAGAAGAGTGACGAGTGGAAGTCGTTGACCAAGGAAGAGAAGAAGATGGCCGAGGAAGAATTCAACGATAACCACGAGGAGATATTCGGGGACGAGGTAACTCCTTACATACGAGAAACACCGTACAAGATCAACAAGAAACCGGTGACTACCAAGGAGGCCACCGCTCGATTGAGGAACAAGGTTCGACAGCTAGGTATAGGCGCTTACAGGAAGGGCGCCGGTGACCTCACCAGTCGCCTCAAGAAGATTCGTGGGGTAATCAGGGAGGGGCAGAACCTGTTAACTCCCGCCCAGTACCGGAAGATAATGTCCAAGCTGGCGGGAGGTATAAAGACTCAGGCAAAGTACCAGAATCTTGTTAACGAGGTGGAGAGGATGATTAACGAGCAACAACAGAAGGCAACGCTTGAAGAGCGTGGCAACGACGTGAAGAAGGCGAAACAGGCCGTGAGACGCTCCAACATGACCAAGGCGAAGAAACAGCAATTGCTAGATTTCCTTGACACTCCCACGGACAACATGACCCCGGGAGACCTCGACATGTTCAACAACGTGGTTGCCGACATGCAGGACGGGAGATTCTCCGAGCTGACAGAATACCTAGTGGACATCTACAAGGTTGAAGATGGTGAGGGGAAGAACAAGCTGACCCCGGAATCCGTGGAGAGATTCTTGCAAAACGTTGACAAGAGAATAAGCAAGATGTCTAACGAGCTGGACGAGGCCTCGTTCAAGGACATGAATAGATACCTGAGGTCTATAAACAACATACGAAACAAGGCGTTCAGGTTATACGAGAACGATCAAATATCCGAAAATGACCTGCAATCCATCTCCGAGAAGATTGACAACTTCATGACGGGAGAGAAGGGGTTCGAGAATATGAACCAGAAGGTGCGTGATAACGTGGAAGAGATGGTAGGCATGGAGCTGGAAGACGCTTACCAGATGTACCCGATGGGTACTTCCCCCCTCTCCGTGACGGTATCTAGTATATTATCTAACGCCGAGTATATACCAACCCTGACTAATTTCCAGCTTAACAGGCTCTATAACGCCCTGTATAACTTGAACAACGGGTATATCACCCGCGAGCTGGTACAGGCTCAAGAGGACCTCGCTCGACACGACATGTTCGAGTCCTTCAAGAACGAGATTGATCCTAAACTAGACGCTCTAGTTAACAGTGGAAAGATGGAGAAGTGGCGGGATCGGGCTTACAAGTTACAGAAAGCGCTCGATATTCGTGACTTGAACACCGCCGAGTACATGCTGTGGGATAACTATTCTACCCCCATCTACGACAACATAGTGACCAAGTACATAGAACCGGCAACCATACAGGCTCACGTGGCTCAAGCTAGAATGTTGAAACCGTGGGCGTCGGCGCTAGAAGAGTTCAGCAAGTATTACGTTCTCCCGGTTGGCGTGTTAAACACGAGAGGTAGAACCATGATGGACCTCGCCGGGATGCTCATGATAGAGAATAACTACCAGAAGAATGATCTTGTAGGGAAGGAGGGAGTTTCCAAGTTGAATCACTCGTGGTTTCTCACGGTCAAGAACGACATCGCCAACAGGGACGCCGTGGAGACGAGAAGGATCAATAACGCCACGGAATTGTTCGTGCTTAACGAGGATGGATCGGTTAACATCGACAAGACGATTGACGCCCTCCCCGCCCGTGATGCCAAGGCCGTGAGAACCCTTATCAACGCCGCCCGCCAGATATTCGACGGCGAGCTAAGAGACATGAACATCGCGAGCGCCGCCTTCCGTGGGTACGACACCGGGTTCGATCAAGTTGATTACGCCCCCCGTCAATCCACTGGTGGTAGCACGGACATACAAGCAATAGAGACCATACAGGAGATGGCCAACGAGAACTGGGGTGGTCAGTTACCGGCGGCACACGCCATACATTCGAGGAGGGGAGGTATCCACAAGGTGAATTTTGACATCGCCTCGATGGTCACTCGCTCGATAGAGGAAGCCACGATGGAGTTCAACGTGGTACACCCGTACAACGCCGTGGTAAAGGCTTTCAAGGACAGGATGAACAGGCCGGGAACTAACAAGGACGAGAAGATGGTATTAAACGCATACGTCAACACGATAAAGGATCGTATAATATCCACCTATCACCTTGATAATTTCCACAACCGCACGAACAACAACTGGAACAAGTTTAACAAGTACATAAGTAGCGCCGCCCGAACGGCATTACTCGTGAACCCCGCCAAGATGGCAACCGAGATAGTGACCAACGTGGGGGGAGCGATCATAAGCGACGGTATCAGCGTGAATCCCGTGACGATGGTCAAGAACATCCAGCAACAGCAAGCCATGAGGGACATGTACGAGTTCTACTCCGTGCCTGACGCCGAGATGATGTCCAAGTACAGCGAGCTTACACGTGACGCCTACGGGAAGAAAACGGGCAAGAACGCCAAGATAATAGACGCATGGATCAGGTTTCCCGACCTTATCACGTCTTCCAACATGTACATCAAGATATTCAATAACAGGTTCAAGGAACTTAACGGCTCCGAGCTTGACATTGACAGGTGGCAGAAGGATGACAAGTACCGCAGGGATATAACGAAGGATTTCAGGATCGCCCACCGTGACGCCATGAAGAGAACGCAGGAATCGTTCAACACCGTGGCTCCCGTGTCTCAAGCGTCCAAGACCCGGTTGACACCTTGGTCAAAGAATATATCCCGTGACGAGGTACTCGGTAGGTGGGTTGGATTCATGATGTCCTACTCCATCAAGGAAGTCGAGATGATGAAGGTCGGGTGGGGACGGATGGTGCAGGGAGCCAACCAGAACAACTCGAAGATGTTCCTCGATGGACTGGGGATACTTACCAGCCGGTTCACCCGTAGTATAGCGTACAACCTTACCAAGCCGTTGATAGGTGCTTACCTCGCCTCCCTCGCTTTCGGTGGGGACGACGACGATTCGGTATGGGACGTGATGCAGGAGAGAACGTTGAAGAGCGGTGCTATCGGTCTTGCCGGGATATTCCTAGGGAGGTATGGTACAGTCGCTGACATGGCGGCATCGTTCATACTGGGTGGTGTCAAGTTTGCAGAACAGATAGGGGCCATAGATGAAGAGACGTTCGAGGGCATAACCAAGATCGCCGGGTGGGCTACTTACGCTAGGCCGCAGAACCCGTACAACATCAAGCTGGGAGAGTTGTTCGAGGAAGTGTTGCCCGCCATCGGTATATTCATGAACGCCATTGGTGATAACGCCAGCATGGCATGGAAGATATACGATCGTGCGGGACATAACGAGCCTCTAACGGACTCGGAAGAAGAGTTCCTCCGGGCGTGCGGGGCGTTCTTCGAGCTGATGACTTTCATCGTGCCGAACGTGTTCACGGCCAACCTTAGAACCATACTCAAGGACGGTGCCAATTACAAGCGCCGGCAGGAGGCTAACAAGGAACGTGAGAGTAACACTAGGAAAGCGTTTAAAAGTAGCGGATTAGCTTTTTAAGAGAGAAACATTTTGTATATTTATGACGTAAATAAAAGCGTATGGCTAGGAACACTAAAACGACATCAGTTCGCAGACCCATAATGAGGCCAGCAACTGCATCAAGAAAGATTACATGGGATGGCAAACCTAGAAGAAGTAGCAAGAAGAAATGAAATCTACGGTTAGACTTATAAAATTGGCCCCGATCCTGTTAAACATGTATGTAGCGATAGTTCTTACGCTATCACTCATGGATGTGGAGGTGGTGTCTTTTGATTATGTTTTAGGACATTCCGTTTACGTGGACATTATGCTATGGCATTTGTCGAAACGATTTAGATTTTGTTCATGGCACAGGGTATTAATAACCAACTTACTAATACAATGTGGCGTACAATTAATTGATGTATTATCAAATTACACGATTGAGTTCTGGACATTATTGAGTATTGCTTCGGTATCTGTTGTAGTATCAGCCGTAACTTCAATCATTTTATATTTCAAACATGGCTGTTGTAAAATTGACGAATCTAAGTAGATTGTTCAGGCACTTCGCCGACATGATTGATAATGGTTATTGTGACAACATCACGGAGGATGATATAGATGCAATGACCGAGGTACTTAAACCATACCTCAACGTTAAAGTAAATTATGAGCAAGCGAAGAAGATCACTGGTAAGACTGACAGTGCGTTTAACAGTAAAATATCAAGATGTGGACTCAAGCCAACGAAAGAAAGGCTTTATCGCTACATTGACATGCTTAAAATCAAACACAAGAAAGTTTGAGTGGATAGTTAGCTTTATATTGGTAGTTATCAAGTATGCCCACCCCCTCCAAGGGTGGGTATCTTTTTTATTCCCCGATATGTAGAATGTGAATATCGGCTGATTATCAGGCGAAGCGGGTAAAACCGTTTCGGACTGCCGTCGGGATAACCGACGTTAGGTACCTGACCTCGGAATTTCCGAGGGTAGCTGACCTTACTGGTGGGGAGGGGAGGTGTACCCCGTTTCAGGGTATACCGTGAAATAAAGTATACCACACTATTTTAACTAATTTTAGCTTTTACTGATTATCAATGAGTTACGATAACTTCTCGTTAACATGGTTTTATAAAACAATGTATTACAGTCAATTACCAACTATAAAATAATATCATTATTATTTGTAGTGTTTGATTTATTTTATTATATTTGCAGAGTAATTTAAAAATACGAGCATGAAAACTAATGTAACTTTATTTTCAACAGACAGGAATCTGTATGGTGTTGTCATAAGGCAAGACACGAAGAATAGTTTCCTATCTTTAACGGATTTGCAGGAGGCATACACGGTGGCTAGACTAGAAAAGAAGTGGCCAGATCGAAAGATCGCTAATATACTAGCGTATAAAGAAAATGCGGAAAGGATTTTCTATATCCTTCATAAACAAAAGATGGATGGGGGGATGGATTATCACCAATTCATGTCCGCAGTGAAAGAATCATCATTGGTTCAGGTTTTAAAGAAATGTGGCGCATACAAGGTGAAGGGGGCTAGAGAGAACAAGGTCACGATGTGTAATCCTTATATTTGGGTATTGATTGCTATGGAATTAAATCCAGAGTTATATGGAGAGGTAGTTTCATGGTTGACTGACAGGTTAATTATTAATAGGATAGAAGTAGGCAATGCTTATAATACTCTTTCTCGTGCCGCAAGTAGGTTCGATGATGTAGATTATTCAAAAATAGCTAAAGCATTAAATTATATAGTCTTCGGTAGGCATGAGACATTACTTAGGAATAATGCAACTAAAGAACAGCTAGAAGAGCTTAAAGATTTACAGACCAAGCTAGCATTTGCAATTGATATGGGATATATCAACTCATATTCCGAATTAAGGAAAGAGATGCTTAAAATGTACGATGCTAAATATGGAACTTATTTTGCAACATCTAAAATTAAATAATTATGGCACGAAAAGTATTTTTAGAATTAGACGAGAAAATTATTATTGAATGGGGAGATGCTCCCCTCCCACCAGTAGGTAAAAGTATCATGTACAAGGGTAATGAATATATTGTACGTTATATTGAGTTCGGTATAGAAGAAGAAGATAACAATGGATGTATCTGTCATACAATAGTATATAAAATAGTTTGCTATTAAACAACAAATAACATGGAAACATACAAAGTATTTATAGATTATGTAGAAGGTCCGGGAGAAGTTGAATGGAATTGTCCTCACATTCCCCTCCCCAACCACATCGTATCATACAAGGATAATCTGTACATGACAAGTGGAACTTTATTTAAAATGGATGACAACGGGTTTGTCAATGTAACGATAGTAGCTCATTTAATAGGCAAGAAAGATGAAAGCGTTAACGATTAAACAGCCGTGGGCATCGTTGATAGTCCACGGGATTAAAGACATCGAGAACCGGACGTGGAGAACGGATTATCGTGGCCCGTTATTGATTCACTCATCCAAGACAATATACGGTGGTAACTTGAAAGGATTTCTTAATAAAGAACAGTTGGATGCAGTAGGAGAAGAGTACGATGAAGTGGTTAGAGAGCAATTGACTCACGTGGGAGCGATTATAGGGAGGGTTGATCTTGTCGATTGTGTTGTAAACCACGATTCGGTGTGGGCAGAACATGATGAAGACTTCTTGAACGAGGTCGCCCCCCTCTACCCGTGCAGGCCGAAGCGTACCGTGTACAACTGGGTACTGGCTAACCCGGTACAATTCGAAAAGCCAATACCATGTTCCGGCAAGTTATCATTGTGGGATTTTCCAATAGAGAGATATGAAAAAATTTGAATACAAGAGGGTGTATCGTGAGGTTGGTTACAGGGAGCTAGATATGATAGGAGAAGCGGGGTGGGAACTGGTGGCTGTCCAGCCATCCAAGACTGACGACCCTCCCACCCTGTGGTTCAAGAGAGAGAAACAAGAAGTTAAATATGAAAACGTGGTAAGTTATGGTGGATTTCAGAAATGAGATAGTAAGGAACATGAAACAACGGGTGAGAACCCCGCAGTTTCTTAACAGGGTGATCAAGGTGTACGACTTCACCACCCTGTTTTCAAGGTTGATGATGTACAGAAGGGCAAAGAGTCCACTGGTACAGCCGAAAAAGGAGGGGGAGGAAGAGACTATGTACAACATGTATAATTCCATGTTCATAAGAATCAAGGAAAAGAACAAGTTGAACGACAAGAAGATGAAAAGAATACTCAAACGATTCTACAACATCTCCCCCACCGCCACGATTGACGTGATGCACACCTGCATGGAATACCTGTCATCCCTTGAAGGTTCCATTCCTAGAGATTTGTTCGAGGAAAATCTAGACAAGAGGAAATACATTGACCAGTACTTTAATAAAATCGAAGAATTTATAAACGAGAAATAGGGATATATATTATAAATTGTTAATTTGTTGCACCTGATTACTTGATAGTCAGGTGCTTTCGTTTATTATGCAAAGTAATTGAACCCCGATCTACCTTCCCGTAACTTTATCGAGATAAAATATTCGTTTAACCAAAAAAAACTCATTTTTATGGGAAGTGAAAAGATTTTCATGTTCGGCGAACCTTCTACCGGTGGGCGTGCCGATCTTACCGCCATTTTACCGGCGTTAATGAACAACAACAAGGGTATTGACCCCAGTATCTTGGCCATGCTTGGCAACCGTGACGGTAACGGTCGTGACGGGTTCGGCAACGACTTCTTCGCCATCTTGTTACTGTTTATCTTGATGGGATGGGGTGGAAATAATAACGGTGGATTCTTCGGAAACCGTGGTAATGGCGGGGGAGAGGGATTAAACATCCTGAACAACGACTCCACTCGTGAACTGTTGATGTCAGCTATCCAAGGTAACGGAAACGCTATCAGCCAGTTGTCAACTCAACTAGGATGTACTACCGGGCAAATCCAAGACGGTATCAACACCTTGAACATGAGCTTGTGCAACGTGGGTAACCAAGTTGGTATGAGCGGTCAACAGGTTATCAACGCTATCCAAGCCGGGAACTGCACGCTTGCAAACCAGATTGCCTCATGTTGCTGCGATGTTCGTACGGCTATCGAGCGTCAAGGTTACGAGAGCCAGCTAGCGACCGTGAACCAGACAAACACGTTGCAGAACACGATGAACCAAAACTTCATCGCTTTGAACAACGCAGAGCGTGACAATTTCCAAATGCTTGGAGCCAAGATAGAGAGCCAGAGTCAAATGATCCAAGATAAATTCTGTCAGTTGGAAATGAGAGAGTTGCAAAACAAGATTTCAACTTTACAACAAGAGAAGACAGCTCTCGAAACGTCTGCGTTATTGCAACAACAAACTCAGAATTTAGTTGGTCAGTTACGTACTCCAGCACCGATCCCCAGCTACAATGTACCAAATCCAAATTGTTGTTACTCAGCACCTTATGGATATGGGTATGGAAATGACGGATGCGGATGTGGTTGCTAGTATGATTCAGATGTTTGGCTCGTGCGATGGCGGGCCAAACTCCAATCATATTAATCGTTAATTAAAAAGTAAATTATGTACCCTATGAATTATTATTACGGACCTTATTTTAGAAGACCAGTGCAGAGACTGGATCAAGGAGGAATTCCGGCGATAAGAAGTGTCGCCGTGACAACCGACGCTACTAACAGCGAGGTTATTTATAACATCAGTCCGTGTCAGTTTCGCTCCCTCCCCAAGACAGGGATACTGTTATTGAATATAGCTCATTCCCCGGCGGCTGGATCGGAAGGATACCCGGTTTCGATTGCCACGACTCCCGCTAATAGCACGACAACCACGTCATCCAAGACGCCGTTAATAAACGGTTCGGGAGACCAGATGTTATCTAGCGAGATAACTCAAGGGAATCGTTACTTGATCTTTTACGACAAGTGTAACGGCACGTTCCAGACTATTAACCACATAGTACCGCCAACGGCTGCCGCTAGTAACAGTGGAGAGTGATTGAACATTAAATTTAGAAACAATGCAATTCAAGGATTTACAGAAATCGTATCAAGTCTACATCCTGTACAAGGGAGAGAAAATTAGACACAAGATGGGGACGGTGGTGAGTATCGCCAACCCTAGGTTCCAACCGTTACAGCCGGGACAATTATCTTACCAGCAGCCGCAGGACAAGATAGTCGACTTGGAAGTTTCCGTGGATGGAGTCAGTTCAACGTTCGTGGTGAGGGAGAACATGACGGTAGAAGTTAGAAATGACATTACCATATCGTGTGACAGGGACCCGATCCTTAACGAGATCAACGCCATCATGAGAAATAGTAACGACATTCTGAATAGCGTGGACAAGCACAAGTCCATACTGGAAGATTGCGAGCAAATAGTCAAGGATTTGAACCCCGTCCTTGCCGTTGACAAGAGTCGTGACGAGAAGATCGCCAACCTTGAAAAATCGGTAAGTGGCATTAATGACAGTATAGAGGGCTTGAAAGAGTTGATACTTGGATTGAATAAAAAAGAATAGACATGGTAAGAATAATTGGTTTCAACAGAGACGGTTACAACAAGGATATTCAGGAAGAAGAGTACCGGAGACGCCAGAGAGAGGACCGTAAACGCCAGATGATGGAGGAAGAAGAAAGAGAGAGACGTCGCAACAGGCGTGATCGCTACGAGGAAGATGATTACGACGATGATGACGATGATGACGAGGAATACGAACGTCGTGAACGGGAGAGAAGAAGACGCGAACGTGAAGAGGAAGAAGAGGAAATGGAGAGGGAGAGAAGGCGCAAGCGCAAGAGAATGATGGAGGATGAAGATGACTTCACCCGCCCCGAGAACCGTTATGACAGGTACGATCGTTACGATGACGAGCCTGAAATGCGTCGTGGTAGAAGAAGACGGAGAATGTGATGGGAAGGGATCGTTATTATTTCAGTAGCAAGACGTTCGAGGATTACCTTGACGAACATGGTCCTCACTTCTCCAAGAAATTATGCGAGCTAGCTGTTAGCTGCATGGAGAACGCTGACGGTTCAAAGCACAGGTATTCCAAGGAGGAAGTCAAGGAACTTCTGAAAAGGAACGGGGTGACGGTAAAGAAGGCGAGCGAGTACGATTGTTGCTTCGTGGCAAACATGGCTTACGCCGATTTCTTTCCCGAGCCGTTGCGTAACGAGTTCGATATAGCGATGTACGTTAAAAAGTATATCGACGACCCGGACGGTTACGATGGGATAGCTTTTTCACGGTATCTTGCCGACTTGAAAAGAACGGGCAAGTATATTGACTGGGAAGAGATGATTTAAAAAACAAGACCTATGGACAAGATCATGTGTTTAATAGAGCTACTCGATGACGAGTGCAATTTTTACACCTGTCAGGCGGTGGTTATAAGACTTAGAGATATGGTTTGTAAATGGGTCAATTGAGCGAGAAAAGGAGTGGTTAATTCCACTCCTTCTTTTTTCTTTCTAGTTCCTCCCCACGCCTTTCCGCCTTTTTAACTATCGTCTCTTGAGAGTAACCTTCCGATAGCAAATTAACGATAACTGGCAGGACGGTGGGATTCTCAGAGAAATAAGAGGCAAGGGCGGGGGCCATGTCTCCCAACATGAAATCAGAGAACACTGAAGAACGCAACTTGGAGAAACCATCGTTAGTAACGTTCTTCTCGAACGATGTCACGACAAGGTATCCCACCCCCATCTCTTTCAGTTCACCTACCAGTTCCTGTAACTCTTTTAATTTTTTATCAATTTTCTTTTCGTTTTCCATTTTATTGTTGTTTTGTGATTAACAGGACCATGAGGTCCCCTATAATGTTGTTTATTATCTCCTTGGCGTCCATCCTCCCCCTCTTGTTGGAGACGGATTCTTGTATGGATGCAAGCCTGTTGTTGAATTCTGCCATCAGGCTGTTATTCAGGTCTATCGATTCCTGTAACCTGTCTATTTTACTTGCAAGTTCTTCGTTCGTCATTGCCTGAAAGATTGACCCGTGAACATTACCCTCTTGCAGCACGACTTGATCCTCTCTAGCGTTCTTTCCCCGTACCTGTCGGTTATCCCCCTCGCGTTAAGGTTGGTGGACACGAGAACTAGGTTCCCGTTCTGTTCCGCCCTGTCCATGAGTTCGGGGAAAGCGTGCCTCTCGTTGCCGTAAGTCATGATCTTGGATTCCATCCCCACGTCATCGAGGCACACGATCTTCTTCTTCAACACGTCATCAAGGTTATCTCCTATCGAGGTCATCGTGTAGTAAGATGCCACCTTACCGTGTCTCTCGGCGAGGAGGGGGAATATGTCACGAATAAACACCGTTTTACCCCTCCCGTAAGTCCCGTACAGGAATAATCCCCTTCCCTCGTTGTCAGACAACCATCCGGCAATCTCGTCATACTCGGATATCCACTTGAAAGAATCTCCTATAAAGTGCGAGTAAGCGTTTTTAAGCCACTTTTCGCTCTCGGGTATAGAAATGTATATCCTCTTCTTGAAAATGGCTCCATGATTGTAAGAATAGCCTCTAGCGATCAATTCCCTGTCCATGATTAAAACCTCTCGTAAATGTTGTTCAATGACGGGTAGTATGGAATCCACACCTTGTCGAGCTTACCCTTCCAGTTCTTCACTTCCTTGCCGTTAGAATCTATCCACTTCCCCTCCACCTTGCCCTCGTACGTGGTCCTTATTTTCTTCACGGTCTGTGACGTGCATACCTTTCCCCTGTCGTTGAAATACTGGATTATTTCCTCGTCAGTCGGGATAGTGAACGCTGCCATTCTCTTCTTGCACCCGGCGATCCACCGCCTAAGGTTCTTCTCCACCAGTTCCTCGTTTTCCTCAATCAGTTTCCTCGTCTCTTCCGAAATCATGGCTTAACTTGTTATAGGTTTCACGAAAAGTCTTGTCGGTTAACATGAGCGATTCGAACTTGGCAATCGAGTGGTAGTAGTATTGTCTAGTCCTGCCCAGAATCTTGCAGGTCATGTGCCTGTTATCGTACGAGTCATCGGCTAGCTTTATGAACGCTGTCACGGCACGCAGGACGGGTAACTCGGCCCTTCCCCCCGCCATCGCTTCCATCGTTGTAGCCCCGAAGGCACGGCAACAAGCGTTGAGCAAGTCCATCATCTTGTCGTACATGGATGGTTGTTTCTCGTTCTCGCCGTACATTATGTCTCCCACGTCTTGCTTGAAGTCATCGAACAGTATCTTGAAGTTCCCCTTCGGGTGCTTCATCACGTCCTTGTACAGTAATTCTATCCTGTCGTCTAGTTCTTTTATCATGTTATTTCAATCCACTTAACTCGTTCAACAAGTTTGAAAACTCTCTAGCGTACATCATGACGATCCTTTCCGGTTGATCTTTCGCCGCTTTTAACCATTCCTGTCCAAGCGTGTCGCACAGCTTGCAGAATAACAGGGTGGCGTTGTTCAATGCAACGTTGGCGTTGATACCAGCCTCGTTAACCTTTCCTTTCCCGCCCCCACCTCCACCACTGAAGGATGAAGGTGCTGCCGGGACGATCTTCACCTTGAAGCTGTCCGGCCTGTTCCCCGGTTCTATCGTGTAGTCAACCGTCTCGCCCACCTTGAAGGCGCAGTTGTTACCTTGTTTCGTCATGTTACCCCCAACGTCACCGTTCTCGAAACGGACGGTCCACGTGTGGAAAACACCTTGTTTACCTACCCAGTCTTGTCCTTGAACGACACTGGTCACTTTTGATTTCTTCTGTTCCATGTTAATAACCGAATGTTAGCTTGTCAATTAACTCTTGTAAATCTTCCGTCATGACTTCTCTTTTAAAAGTTCGACGTATTTCTTGTAGAAGATGCAGTCCTCGCACTCTTGTTCCTCGGAGCCGCACCCGCTTATCTCCTTGCTACAAAACGCCTTGAACACCCTCTTGACGTCTTCAACGCTAACGAACTCTTCCATTAGCTTATCTCCCCGTGCGATATGCAATACCCTTGTTCCATGAGGAATACAAGATACTCGTGTTCTTTCGGGGAGGGGGAACCCTCTTTCAGTAACACGTCCCTGCCCTTGGCAGCGTACCCGTGTCTTCTGAGGTACGCCATTGCCGTGTACCTCTTGTTGCGTGTTTTCTTGTCTACCCTTAATTTTAAACCTCTTTTACCCATTTGCTTAATCTTTAAAACGTTCAACGTGCCTTCCAGATTTCCCGACAAACTTCAATATAACCTCGGCGTGCAAGTCTTCTTTCGCCTTGAACTTCATCTCTTCCCACGACGACAGGGTGACGGGTACCCTTCGTTCCTTCTTCCCGTTAATCTCGATGTACCAGATGTTGTCGTTATCTATCTCCCGGTCTATCGTGTGATGATACTTGCTGTAAGTTGACACCGATCGTGGCGATTCGGGCTTCCTCACCCCCGGTCTCTTATATTCTTTTTGTTTCATTGGCTATCTTGCACTTGAAAGGACAGTTCTCGCAAGACGTCTCGTTGGGAGAAATCTGGTCCCACCCCTGCAAGACCAGCGTGTTGTAAACTATGGCCGCTTCTCTCGCCATGTCTTGACACAATCCCAGTCTCTCCGCCGTGCAATCGAACCTGTAATCCCTAGTGTTAACTATGCCTTCCTTGTCAGGTCTAAGATCGGCCACGATGTAGAACACTTGCGGGTCCTTCATGGCGGCGTTCCACCCGTTGTAGAATAACTCTGGATGTCTCCACTCGTTATACTTCCTAGTCTGGTGGTTTAACTTGAACGAGCGGATGATATGATGGTGCATCAATCCCCTCACCTTGTTCACGAACCTCGGGTCTCCCCAGCAAGATTCTGAACACTTGTCCGGGAAGGAGGGGGAGAAGTACGTGCTATCAACGTTACTTGTCAGGTACAGGATCAGGGAGGACAGTATCCCCTTGTAGTTACACGGGAAAACGTCAAGAGTGTCCTCGAACCATACCTTTATCCCGTTGAAATCGTTCACGTAAGATATTAAGGGCATGTTGGAGTTCACGTCGTTAACTATCGTCCCTCCCCTGAATAACACGGATTTCCAGAACCTTCCCCTCTCCAGTATTCGTATCTCGTTCGTTGACTTGTCCCCGTTAGATAATCGTTTCATCCTGCACTGGCTGCCATCACCTGTTATGATGGACTTGAAATAATCCTTCATGGCCATCACCTCCCCGTTATCGTGCAGGACTATGGTCTTGTCAAGCAATCCCCTTATCTTCTTGGGACAGGCACGATGCGTGCTTATGATCTGGTCATCGCAAACGTGTATACCGAACTCCTTGAAGAGCCTAGGCGTCATTATCAACTGCTCCATGTCACTCTTCCTCCTTGTTAAAGAAACCACAGTTCTTGCCCACTAGCTCGTAATACACGTCAGTTTTGTCACGTCTCTCGCTAGCGTTACAGAACGGGACCTTGACGCAGCAATGATCGTTATAACCGGAGATGGAGGGGAAGAACCTCATGTCACATCTCAAGCACTTGTCGATATGATCCGACTTGTTGTACCTCTTCACCTTGAAGAGTATGCCCTTGCGTTTAATCACGCTCCCCACCGGGACGTGAGAGTTCCTGTAAGCGCTCCTTAACACGAAGAACAGGAATACCAGCAAGGCAATGGCTATTACAATGAATATAGTTATCATGTTTTCCATTTAGTATTAATTATAATACAAATATACGTACTTTATTTGACACGTGTAATGATATAGATAAATACTATAAACTACTTGATATCATCTACTAGATTTATCTTTACATGAGACAACTTGTAGTCAAGAATGTCCCATGCTGCCTGAATATCAGGCTCTTTCTCGAACACTAGTTCCACGTTATCGTGCTTGAAAGAATTAAGGAACATGGTGGCGTGTCGAGCTATATTGGATATGTAGTTACTTTTCATTACGTAGTGGCACTTGAATTGCTCGCTGACGTAATTGCTGAAATCCTCCTCCTTGATCTGGAAGTACGTCGCCATGCTAATGATCAACACGAGGAGGGCGAGGGTGGTTGTCTCGTTCGAGTCGTCTATTCTCTTGTCGAAGAACCTCTTGACGGAATAAAAGAACACCGTGTAATCGTGTTTCATGTCATCGTACAGGTCATCTAGCTGGGTGGTTAGGAAATCCCTGTACTCCCTCCCCACCTCCATGTACCTGTGGTTTATCCACATCCTTATGTTTCTTTTCAGCTCGTTGCAGTGGAACTTGTTTTTCTTCACGTGAAGGCCGCTTTTCTTGACGTGATCTTCCAGTTCCACGATGTAGTTTTCCATGATCTCGGCTAGAAAAGAAGTGAGGGTTAGATTGTAAACCCTCACGTTAATGTCTAGTTTCTCCTCGATCAACGGGACCTTAATGAATGCCATACTCTGATAGCTCGTTCCAGAACATCTCCTTGTACGTGTCTGTTTTAGCGGCGAACCCGTCCCCGGAGAAATTGTAATAATGATGTAATTCCGTGACGTGAATCTTCTCTCCATCAACAGTCACGAACCCGTCCTGATCGCATAACACCGTTTTCACTGGAGCGTTGCTCTCTTTAGCTTCCTTGAGGGAGATGTAATCCTTTGGCCACACGAGAACCACGTCAAGGCCGTAGATGTCCGTGTTGCCATTTCTAAGGCACAGCACGGTAACGAGGTATCTCTGGTCCATCAAGAAGTTGGTAACCCCGAATTTCTTGTTGCTGACGTTCCAGAACATTATCCCGTCGGAGGTGGGTAGGAGGGTACTCGTTGACAAGTCCCACACCCGGAACATTAATTTTCTCATGATCACTATTTTATAAGTTTAAACTTGTGTAAATGTACGAATTTTTCACTTCCCGTCCATGAGGTCATGGAGGAACTTGCGACCTTTCTCCGTCCACCGGGTCTGTATTTGTGTCCCCTGTTCCCCGTTAGCCATCATGTACGGGACGGACACGGTGTGAGTGTACCCGTTGCCTTGGTACTTGGCGTACAGTATCCACGCCCCTCCCTGCCTGTATTGAACGCCCATCTTCGCCAGTCTAGCGTTCAGGGTCTTGGCGGATAGACCGAACTCCTGCGCCATCTGGGTGGTGGTGTATGAACTCTTCGATGACATCGCCTTGTCGAAATACTCGACCTTGGGGGCGGCCTCTTTTATCGTCTCCGTGAGCAACGTTTTCTCTTGCTCTAGCATCTCGATTCTTTGTTCCCTTCTCTTGATAGTCTCTTGGGCGATCATGACTGCTCTAGCCATTATCTCTTCCGGGGTATCATTGTTACTAGTAGACATATAACCGCCATTCTTTCTTATAGCTGGTAAAACTTCTGATGTTACCCATTTACGGAAAGGCTTAACACGTGGAGATGAACTTTGCAATATCACGTCATAGAATCCAGATTCAGTAACAAAGTTTGCCATTGAATTACCAGTTATACCCTCACTAGAATTTAGGGCGTGTAAATCAATTAATTGCACATCGTCTTTGTCTAGCCTGTTTTTAACTTCACTAGGATTTGTCAATTCTAAAACCTTGCACAAGTCTGCTAAGCAAAACAACGGCACAGCATTATCTACATATTCTGCAAGAGCGTTCCATACCTTATTTTCGATGTAACGAAAAGCAGAATAGACTAATGGCTTGGTAGCTATGGAAACTTTATTGTTGTTCATCGTTCAATAGGAGTTTTGCGATACGGCGTACCAATGTTACATTTATAGCATTACCCAAGGCCTCTAAAGTTCGTGTAGATGAAAGCGAGCTAAAATTCAAGTCTTGCATACCTTGAATTGCAGCGGCTTCACGGATTGTCATATAGCGACCTTTATTGGGCTCTCCCTCAGATAGAATCTCAGCGGGTAATTTTACCCATGGAAAAATAGGAATTTGAGTACCTACCAAATTTAGTGCAGGTGCGAAATTGGGTAGTTTTACACGAATACCCGAAGCTCTGAATTGGATAATTTTATCTTCAAGTGTAGGAGTAGCCGTAATACCGCAATTCCATTCCATTTTCAAATGGCTATTTTCAAAATTGCGAATTTTTTCAATCCACGGATCAAGCCATGATTTGTTTCGTTCATAAAATTTGCGGTTTTGTTCGATATATCTTATTTTCCAATTTGGAAATATTAGTGAAGTTGTGGTTTGAGCATAGTTGGGTAACTGTGCTATGCAAGCCTCTTTTGTCAGTCCATTTATGGGTTGCCCCAATTTTCCTAGCTTGCCTTGCAAATTTTCAAGAGATTGGAATACAGGGGCTTTATTTTTGAAATCATATGTGGCTCCAAATTCCATGGCCCATATAGGGAATGACGGTATAGTATCGCCGTGCGCGATAGTTTGGTCAATGAACTCTTGCCAAACTTCAAGTTGAAGCCTTGTTTCAGGTTTTAGCTTTGTGATATTAGTATCGCTCGCATCAATAACCTTATTGATGTCGCAAAAACGCGATGCGCCTTTCTGAGCAACAGGGAAACGAAAATGGTCTAAAGAACCTTTTTCATTGGCAATAGCAACAATGAAAATTCTTTTTCGATGTTGGGGAAGTCCAAATTGATGTGGTGAAAGAATGTCAGCTTTCACATCATAATTTAGCGCAGCTAACTTTTCTTGTATTACTTTCCATGTATTACCGTTGTCGTGATTCTTGAGGTTTTGCACATTTTCGAGTAAAAGATATTTGGGTCTATGTTCAGCAACGATGGCACAAATATAGTCGAATAACATACCTCTCTGTTTAGTGTCATTAAAACCTTCTCTTTTGCCTGCTTGACTAAACGGTTGACAAGGGAAGCCTGCACATACAATATCATGTGGAGGTATGTCTTCCGGGTTGATCTTTGTTATATCGCCATAAATTGGGGTCTCTGGAAAATTTAAAGCATATAATTTTCTTAAATCATCTTTAATTTCAGAAGCAAAGACGCACTTACACCCTAATTGCTGCAAGGCGAGGTGAAAGCCCCCAAGTCCGGCGAACAAATCAATGAATGTATATTGTTGTTTATTATTTTTCATCACTATCAATTAAATCTTTGGGATCTACTTGAAGAATTTTTGCAATTTCGAAAAGCACTTCTAGACTTGGCTGTCGTCGATTACATACGTAGGAATTGACAATACAGAAACTTTTTCCAAGTTTCTCTGCCAGCCAGGTCTGTTTGATGCCTTTCTCTTCAAGCACCTCTTTGATTCTATTCATGGGTTTATCCATACTGTGTATAGATTGATTTATTTGAGATGCGAAGATATAAAATATTATGCAATAAAAAGATAAAAGCAGGAGATTTTTTCCGTTCACTATGATATTTCTATGATTAAATACCGAAGAAAGTTTTAAATCGATTCTTTTAGTTCGTTTTTAGGTTAATTTGAACTTTAGTTTAGTCAATAGATTTTCCAGATTTATAATGTAAAGGTGTGAAATGAAAACAACATCCAAACAAGTGCAAAGAAAACGGCTTTATTACAGTGGTTTATAAGGGTGTTGTTATTTGCAGTTGTTTTCATTGTTTGCAGTTGTTTGGTTCTTTTTTGGTGCATAGATGCTAATTTTCCGGCAGCACCCTTGTATAATTTAGCCGAAACAGCATCTAATCGTTGTTGATGATTAACTGTTGTCAAATAGTTCCCGTATATATCCAAAAGCTTGATATAATCTTCATACTTCCTACACTTTTCCATCTCCCAAAGAATCATTTCAGCTTTCAACGGATCACTTGACAACCATTCCAAACGATCCTCCAAAGCAATCCGTTCTTTTTCACCACCACAAGCAAAAGTTGTATAACGTTGTAAATAATCGTAGCCATAAGGTTGTCTTAATATAGAAGCATCCGATAACTTTCCTTTTTCCACGATTGTTTTATAATATTCCGGATAATCTGCTGGAGTCGGAACGCTGGAAACTACTTAAAAACTATGATACAAAAATGAAATATGAGTTTACTTTCACTCAAAGTTAATACTTTTCCTTACTAATTCAAAGAACATGGCGATTCTTTACCTTGCATGATACCCACTGCCACCCTAAAGCCTTAACATCTTCTCTACTATATATACTACATATATACTAGATGTACTATATATAGTTTAGCATACTACTACCATAATTGTATATATGATAGGAGGAGATGCAAGAAGGGAAGAACGAGAACCAGCATGGTTATGATGAGTCTCATCACTAGAGACCATCGTGGCTTGATCCTGACCCTACCTTGAAAGGGGAGTTAGTATAATAGTCTCTCGACCATGCAAAGGACCAAGTTGTCGTCGTCCGGCATTGCTTGGATTTCCTCGGGATCATCACCGTCAGTTGGAACTTTTGGGCCGGCTTGAATATTCAAGAGTGATTGCCCGGGGGAGGGGTGGTTCCAAAATAACCCTCGTTACTTCCCTCCTTGCCGGGCATTAAAAAACCCGGCCTTGAGCCACTCCTTTCAAGTACCGGGGTTTTCTACTTAATATATGATTAGTAGGAAAAAGTTTATCATGTCATCGTTACTTTATTTGGAGTGGCGCAGTAACAGTGCAAATATACGACTTAATCTTTAAATTCCAACTTTCGTTGCAAATCTTTTTCGTCCTCCCCCACCGCTTTTTCAACTTCTTCCTCGAATTCCTTGGTGTCTTTCTTCTTGAGGGTGGGGTCGGATACCCATTCAAGGGCGTAGAATCCCTTGTAGTACTCGATACCTTTCACGGGTTCTAGCCGGTATCTCCCCACCCGCTCTTTCTTGTCTATATCGTTCATAGTGAACATCTTGGAAGTATTCACGTAAGCCGATCCTGACTTGCTCCGTTTTATCTTGAACGATTCGTTATCGTTTTTCGTGAACTTGAAATATAACCTTTCGTCATTCCCCATGCCTATGGTGATACCGTCATACTTGGAGAAGTAATCCATCGTCTCCTTGTATATGCTTACCATCCCGTTGCCGTATATACCAACGTACAGTTCGGATGGTACGTTCCTGAAAATTTTGATGTCTAACATGATTCGTCTTTTTTTATATAGTTATCCGGTATTAAAAATTCAACTTTATTTTCCTCGCATATCTTGACGAAGTTCTCATCTATCGAGAGGGAGGGGTTTGCCAGTTCTAGGTTACTCGCCGTTATCGGCATACCCCCCACCCTGTACTCGTACCATCCACGTAATAAGGACTTGTACGATGAATCAACGCTGAAATAGGTTCTGGCAATGATGCCTGTCCAACCTTTATCAAGTAGTTTCTTGAGTAACAGGTAGTCTTTACACCACGTGTACTCGGCCATCTTGTTTATTTCGATCATAGTCATGTGTTTTTAAACATATCTCTGATAACAGAATATAGAATACAAATCATTGTACATACAAGTGCTGTCGCTGATATTATAAGTATAAAGTCGATAGTGGTATTCATTTCTTGTAAGTTATTATAGTGTCTCTCTTGACGAGGACGGAATCAACGTACGTTTCCTGTATGTTCACGTCCACCATCCCCCTCATGAAATCCAAGACTGTTGGTCTATTGAGAAGTATAATCATGCAAAAACCAAAGCCAATTAATATTCCACCAAGGCATGATAATGATAATTGTCCACGCTCACCTTTCACGAGTAATGATGCACAACATACTATAAATCCAATAAGTATAATTGCAAGAGATGCTACAAGATTACTCATTTTCCCTCCTATCTTTAACTATTTTGCAAGATTGTTTTAATCCTTCTTCCAATGCTTCCTCGTATGTATCAAAATCTTTAGCTTTAAAACAAACAACCTTTATAGGCATTGATATAATATACACGATCCATCCTCTTTTAAATGCCATCATTTCTACTGATACATACATATCATGCTTCTCCCTTAACCACCTTGATAAAGCGGTTTGGGTGGGGGCGGGTACACCATCTTCTAACAATTCTTCGGGTGGGGTCTCTATGTCACTCATTGATACTCGATAGGGTGGGGTGGTGTATGCTGTCGCTATCAGTAAAAGATTATTCTCCCCGTCAAGATAGAGGTGGGTGACGTTCTCTTTAAAGCCTACCTCCATCGCCAGTTTTGCCGTTTCTAAAGTTACTATTTGATCCATAATTATAATGGTTTAGATACTTCACGATAAAATAATGCTGTCTCTTTAATGTATTTGTCTACATCTTCATCTTCTATATAGTTTTGCATATAGATGTCCATAAGCATTTCATAAATATCCTCTGGCTCCATGATTACCATTATTATACCTAGAGATATATCAACAGTTTCTTTTGATGGATGTTCTTGGATATTATCAATAAATGCCTGTTTAACTTCATTTATCATTCCCATGACTATATTTCTTGTTTAAGTTTCTTTACTATCCACTCCCCGAAGTCATCTTGTATTTTAGCTGCCTCCCTGTATGGTAAGTTTAAAGCCCCGCCACCAGTTAAATGTCCCCATCCACGGATAAGCATGACTTTTATGCCATCTATGGATACTTGCCCGGATGGATCGTACTTTACTTCTCTCTTCACGGGCTTGTCTGCCCTGTCATTAAGGATGTCGATTATTAGTTGTTTGGATTCTTGTGGCATTTTAACCATCCAATCAAAGCATCGTACTCCTTCTTTTGTCTTAACCCCTATCCCGGCAAAGTCGTGGAAGGGGGGCTTGTATATCTCGTCAAATTTCATACTTGATCTTGTTTATCAGTTTCTTCTACTTCAATGAAGTAAACACCTTTATTGTCTAATCTTTCTTTTATTGTACATGCTCCAATAAATGCATATATATCGCTACATTCCATGTTATAGAAGATGCAATTACAACATCCACTGTACCCCTCCACACACTTCAACGTCTTGAGTCCGAACTGGAAGGTTTCGCCTACTTTATATTCTGTCTTTGCCATGACTTCCTTTCTTTAATTCATTAATAAGGCTATCTGCTAAATTACAAGAAATTTTAGCTATTGTTTCTAATGGAAGTTCTTTTAATTCTGGATTATTCATCGCCATTGATGATGCGATGTTGATGGCTGCATCTATCCATGTTTTATTCCAATCCACGTTAAAAGGGGGGGGAGGGTCTTGTCGATCTCTTCCATGATTAACGCGGTTACTGTATCCCACCCGTATATCCGGTTTTCGTCTATTATATCTTCTATCCTTGATTTAAATTCTTCTTTAGTCATGATTTATATGCTTTGATTATAGTTAAAAAAGTACACCCTCCCACACCAATCGCACCTGTGGTTGCCGTTGGAATGAGAGACTATGGTATATTTAAGGTTACCACAATAAGGGCATACCGGGTATTTACAATTGTTATCCGAATGAATGGAGAATCTTGAAGTCGGGATCATGTCCATTCCAAGCCGTATTCCAGCCGTGTAATTATCTACCAGCTTCATTATATCGTCAACCTTGAGGCTAGCTGGCAAATCATCTCTTATCACGCTATTTATTTCACGTTCTAGGTCTTCTCTAGTCATTATTACTTGATTTTATAATCTAATTTAACATGATTCAAGTTAATTACTTTTGTTTCAGTTTCATTAAATGATTTTCGATCCACAATAATTACTATTGAATCATTTATTTGAGTGGCTAAACTGTTATTCTCCCAGTACAATCGTTTCGGGTATCCGTCAGGAGAGGTATTGTTATTGCAAGATAGCATGATGTATATAAATGCTATTAGTAATATCGTGAATATGATAACTTGTTTCATGATTCTTTCTGTTTAAAGTGAGCGATTATTTCGGTGGGGGTGGCTTTGTGATACTTGTCCAGTTCGTTCATGTACTCCTTCCCCCTCCCCGAACACAACACGGAAAACATATCCGGCCAGTCTTCTCTTTCACACTTGATGAAATCAGTTCCATTCGTGAACCATTGCATATAATCTGAATCATCTCTTAACGCTGCCAAGGCCAAGAATAACGCTTCATTGTCTTCGCAATCAATACACTCATCCCATCCTTTCCCATCTGGGTTATCAGGGTTAAATGCGCCATTGCATATCCATATATTCCCGTTTTCTACCATTATGTGGTAATAGTATATATCTTGCTTTACTTGTATATATCCTAACTCTTTCAACTTATTTCGAAGTTCGGGAGTGTTTTTTCTTATGAAACAGGGGGTGGTAAACATTATTTTCTTCTTTTAAAGTGATACAATAATTGTTGTGTTACAGGTTCGTTCGTTCCTATCTTGTAACCTGACAGGCATCCGGTGATGGGGGTGACGTCAACCAATTCATACCCCCACTTCCCTTTTTTCTTGGTGATCAAGTCAGCGATGGAATCATGATTTATCCATGCTACTTTATTGTGGTACTTAGTGCCATTAATTGATACTCTATTATACTGGATGGGTAGTTGTACTATATAACATTCGTATTCCCATTCATGGGAGACGATACCTCCCATCAAAAAGAATGAAATTATGATCCCGAATACTATCTTGAATACACTAGTCATTTTCTTGTTTATAAAATTTACTAAAGTAATCTATCATCTCTTTCATAACCTTGTAAGCATCATTCCCCATCATCCTTGTAGGGAGGCAGGGGGAATCTTTTCTTGCGGAAATATTGTGTAGGCGTATCGCCATTGATTGAAACAATTCGATATACTCTTTCAGGTTGTCTCTTCTTGCTGTGTCGATAGCAGGATCATTAGATGGAAATATTGGTCCAACAAGGTCGGACACGATGTCGATTAAGTCTCTGTTTCTCATAGATCAGATAGGTTAGGGGTGGTTGAATTTTTAATTACTTCTTCTATTTTCTCGGGGGTGGGGAAAGAACTAAAAGCGTAGTATAATTTAGCGTCACTAGCACATATCTTTCGTTGTTCTTCACACACCTTATTCATGAACGATTGTAATGCCTCTTCAAAATGTTTTTCAGTAAAGTACACTAATGATAGGAAACTCTGGTTCCCACGCTGGGAATAGTAATCAGGAAATTCTTCTAGTAACTTTTCTTCAAAGTTATGAATAAAATGTTCTATGAAATCATACTGTGTCATAATCAATTTTTTAATTTTTGGTCACCTTATCTGTAAGGCGACCAGATGTTTACAATTTGCTACCGACAATCATGTCGCCAGCAAGGGGGTGGGGAGGGGTTTCTAATTTCCGGGACTTTCGTTCAAACATACTTCCAAGCTCGTCAATGTACTTGATGATCAATTCCTTGTCAAGTTCATCATACTCGCTCCAATCCATGTTAGCCACGATCTCCTCGGTGATAGAGGCGAAGCAATGATAGGCTATCGATTTAGCTTTTCTCTTGTTCATGTCTCTTGATTATGTATTCTACCGCCTCTTCCGGGTTCATGTATCTTCTAGCCACGTCGAAAGCCTCGTGTATCGGTAACGTGTCAAGATATTTAACCTTCGAGGTGGGGGAGAGTTTATTGAAATTAAATGTCTTGTAATGATTGTCATCAGTGGTGACAAGATGGAACAACAATTTTTGAGTTTCATCGGATAATTTCACAAAATTTCTATCAAAGAAATATTTAATGTTATTATTACTTTCATCCAACCTGTTAACAAGTATTTTAGCGATGTTATTCAACAGGTTATCGTCTATCTTCATGTACTTGTCAATACTGGTAAGTATTACCCACCCCCCCCTCTTCTTTCTTATCGTTTCAAGTATCTCTTCTTCAACGTCCGGTTCGTTAATGTAAGGACTCTTGCACCACTCTTGAAGTGGATACCCGTCAAGGCGTGTATAGTTACACGCTCCCCACTCGTAATTTTCACCGTTCTCAAGATACTTCGGGTTACGAATGAAATCCATTAAACGACCCTTGCTCATGTGTACAGGTAAAATGTAGTCATCCAATAACTCGATAGCTTGGTTTAATCCAAGCTCCTTGAACACTATTCTAAGAATCTCCCTGTCATCGTAATAGTTTATGATTAACGCTTTAACGAAACTACCGTGTGAAGTGATACACACCGATCGGGTGGGGGAGAATCCTAGCGTGTGCATGATGTCACTAATCAGGTTATAACAACATACTACATCGTTAACGTCCTTGTCTCTCTCCCACCTCTTTCTTATTAATTGCAAGACGAGATTCGAGTTATCATTTTGATCTCGTTTATCTCGTAATTCCTTGATTTTAGAATTGGCGTTTTCTAACCTTAGTTCAAGGTTAGCGATTTGCTTGTTTTTATCGTCCATGATCGTTTTGATTCGATCGACAACAAGCTCGTTAATATCTAGTGTTAAATAATTCTCTTCCATTGCAGATAGTGATAAATTTACTCTTTATTATTCCATTCCCCCATCACCACCCTTACCAGTTTTATGATGAAACACGCTACTAGCAAGGAGGTGATGGGATACTCGTTAATTAACTCGAAGAACTCTCTCATCTCTCGGGTATTTTGGTGTTGTTCACTTCTCTCAACCACTTCCGGTAGGACTTGATCTTGTCCCCCACCCCGTAAAGTCGTAGCATGGCAACGTGCCACTCGTATAACTGCCTTTTCATTCGTTTATTCTTGATCCTAGTCCTCATGTTTTTCCGGGTTATTAGTTGTTCCTAGTAGATGCTCGTTGCCCTCGTAGGGGATATATTCATTGAATGCTAAACCGCCCACGGTATGAACGTATCCATCTTTAACAAAGGCATATTGGCATAATTCCCAGCAATTAGATCGTACTAGTATCAAGTCAAGCGGTTTGAACTCGTGTTCCGGCTCTTTCTTCACGTCTTCAACTCGTTTCGTATCCGGGTTCCATCTTTTCCCATTTTCTTGCAGCAAATTGTGCATCAACTCTATCTCGGAGGGGAGGGAGGGTCTAATTGCTTTTATTAATACTTTATCGTCACAACATGAATCGAAATATAACTCCTTATCAACCATGTTAAATAGCACGTGATAGTTAACTGGATTCGTTTTTCCTTTCACATATGACTTGTAAATAAGCACGTAATTCATATCTCCCGATTCCATTGTCAAGTAATCTCCTTCCTTCCAAGTCAAGTACTCGGGGACTTCTAACTGTAAATCCAAAACAGTTTCCATCGTTTTATTATACGCCCCTTGCTCGTTGAATGAACGTGCCATCGTGGTATCAATTGACTTACTAAAGTAAACTCCTATCAGGGGATAACTTCCCTCGGCATCCCATTTCAATACATTATACTCGAGTCCCTCACCATCCACTATTTTCCCTTCCACTTCCCCGTTCTGAATTTTTTTCGCTAGTTTTAAATCGAATGGAATTGTAACTGTCTTCATAGCATTTCTATTATAGGGTATTCAAAATCAATATCAAAGTACATCTCTATTCGAGACGTGAAACACAAGTCTACTAGTTCGGCATACGTTAACTCTATCGTGTACACGAAAGTTGATTGACCCGGGGTCCTAGGCACTTCTTCTAATTTCAAGTCTAGGAGGGGAGGCTTGCAACTCTCGATAGCTCTCTTTGCTATCTCTCTCTGGTCATCATCCCCTACCCCGTATGTCGTGTGGTAACCATGCAAGTAATTATTCTTGTTACTTGTCACCACGAATTTCTGTATCTCCATATGCTTGTAATTTACGTTTGTGGAATTCTATCATGCATCTCGTCACCCTTTCCTTGTCTCCCCTCATGAGGCAACCGAAATCAAACACTTCTTTCATGATCTCGTTACATAATGTCTCGTCATTTTTTAGCTTTCTACCATGCGTTTCCATGAACACCCCGAAGGTTAAACTAGGTTGAACTAGTTGTGTGGTTGTCCTGTATTTTTTCAAGTCCATGCTCACGTGTATACATCTCGCCTTGCATCCAACCGTTAATTTTTTCTTGATGGTTGAAGTGTTCTTGTACCCGTGAGCGTCCAGCAATGATTGCAACTCTATAAGTTGAGTTATGTTTCCTCTTATCGTGTGTATCATATTATCCAGTTATCTCTTAACAAAGAATTCATCTTGTAAATAACTTGATTCAACGTGAACCCGGTCACCCGTAGTGTTGAATCGTATTTTATCTCCCATTCCATGTTATCTTTCAAGAAGTTAACGCTCAAGTAACAAGGGTTGTGATACCTGTCATCTCGAACGAGGGAGTATCTTCTTGCCGTCTCGCTGTCCTCGTTGTTGGAAAACAGGATCGGTGGTGGTAGTTCTACTTGCATATTTATTCACTTAGTAATTGACTGAAAGTCTTGTTCCCGTACACCGTGTCCTCTAGTCTCACCCTCTCGAACATTCCCTTGTCCATGAACGAACGAATGTCTTCCGGCTTGCGGGTGGGTGGGAACATCCGGAACTTGGAAGGCGGGATAGTGGTTTCCATCGTGATAACCACCACCCCGAGACACTTGTAAACGTTAAACTTGATAGAGGCGTATATAACGGCTCTTTTCACGTCGTTCAATAGTTTAGTCGTTACTAGTGATGATAGTTGATTGTAGAGCCTGTAAACGGCCTTCTTGTCGAATCCTGTTACCTTCTCGATCACGGGGAGGGGGACTTCTTCCATTTTCAAGGCCACGGCTATCATCTTCTGGCTCCCCTCCACGAGCCGTAGTTCCTTCATGAGGTTGTCAACGTTAATTTCCATCATCTTTCTCTTGTATCTTGTAAACCGTTCTAAGTGACACGTTGAACACGCTGGCGACTACCTTCTTGTCCATTCCAACGGATAGCAACGCCATGATGTCAGCCTCCATGACGGGGGTCACTTGTCGAACTTGTCGTCTCTTAATCCTATCCATCTTAGAAAACGATAAAAGGGTTGGGGGTGTAATCTAATCGTGAGGGTGAGAAACGCCACGGTTCCCATGAAACCCAGTATCATTTCCCCCTCGTTCTCGCAGGCGATCCAGAACCCGGCACTGAACAGGAGTCCTCCCCACGAGATCAATCTCGATAATAACATGACGTAATCAATCATTCCCGGTTGGTTTAAGTTGTGATAGCTCGGCTCGCAGGCTTTCCACTTGATCGCACCCGTTATCTTTTTCTTCTGGCTCCATGTTAATGGATTCAAGGTACGCCTTGTAAGCCTCCGGCCATTCTTGTTCTAGCTTTCTAGTGGTTCCTATCGTGTTCAGAGTGCAGTTAATCCTGTTAGTCATCTGCTTGATGTCTTGTTTCACGCTCTTTATTTGGTTCACCATGTCCTCGCATTGCATGGACGCCTTGTCTATCACCGTGTCGTTCTCTGACACGAACTCGCCAAGGGTGATGTACTTGTCGCTGTAATCGAGATTCCACAGGTAGATGTATTTTGTCGTTTTCACGAAACCGCTATTCTCTTTCACGAAAGGTAGCAATTCTCTTGGTGTCTCCCCGTCAATGATTTTAACCATCCTTTCCCCGATCTGTTTCTTGATGTCTTCTATCTTGCTCGTGAGAGGTTCTAGTAATCTTTCCCGGATATTCTTGATGTCTTGTTGTGATAATTTCTTGTGTCTCATGATGTTATGTTTTTAAACTAGTTTCTTGTACCTTCTTCCATCCATTGTAAAAGTGTCCTCGATCTCCATGTCAACGGGTGATAGGAGGTGGAGGATGTTGTATTTTATAGCCTCTATCCCGGTGTACAGCTCCCCTCCCTTCAACGTTCTTGTTACCTTCCCGTTCTTCCTCACGGTCATGTTATCGAGGCGGGAGGGGGTTATGTAATACCTTCGTTTCATTTTATGGTAACTAACTATGGTAACTATATATCTGATTACACTAGTATTTTTTTTCGAATTTCAAATTATCTGAAACGTACTGAATAGTGTTAGTATCCCATTTTCGAACGATGGAATTGTCTTTTAAAACACATTCTATGGTCGAGCGACAATTTATATATGAGTTGTCGTAAGCCTTTACCGTTGAGTTGCCGAAAGCCTTTACCGTTGAGTTGCCGTAAGCCTGTACCGTTGAGTTGTCGTAAGCCTCTACCGTTGAGTTGCCGTAAGCCTGTACCGTTGAGTTGCCGGAAGCCTCTACCGTTGAGTTGTCGTAAGC